CTATATAGCTTTCTGTAACCCCTACATCTTTTGCTAAATTACTTCTGCTTTTCTTCATATAAAGTCTTTTTTCTCTAACGAAATCCCCCTATACTCATTTACCTTCCCCCTTAATCATCATTCATTGCAAACCAACAAACTCCTAAGAAAAATCCAGCATAAAAAGCTGTCAATATTTTTAAAAGTTCGTATAACATTGACATTCCTCTCTTTCATGTTTAGTACATTGAAAGCATTTGAACTTCTTGCAAACATTATCAAATGGATTTACTATTTCCTTGTTTGTTTTTTTACAACTTTTTATTCCTCTTTCATTTTTCATGTATAAGCAGTCATAACAACATGCTTTATCTTTCATCATTTTACTTACTCCCTTCTAAAATGGTATATCCTCGTCATCTATTGCTTGGAAACCATTAGGATCTAGACCTGCAGTTGGTTCAAAATTTGGTTTACTACTATTGTCTTTTACATAATCCAATGCTTGTACATTTCTTGCACTGACTTTTGTAAATGTTCTATTTTCCCCTTCTTGAGTTTGATATCTGTCTACTTTGATACTTCCTTGTGCTGCTATTAATCTTCCTTTTGATAAATAGTTAGCACAAAATTCAGCTGCTTTCCCTATAACTTCTATTGGTATAAAGTCTGTTTCTTTTGTCCCATCTTTTTTCTTATAGTCTCTGTCTATTGCCATCGTAAAAGTAGCAACAGGTGTTCCAGAATTTGGTATGTATCTTAACTCTGGGTCCTTTGTTAATCGACCTACTAAAACCACATTATTCATTTTCTTTTTTCCCTTCCATCTTTTCTTTTGTCTTTATTATTAACTTTGCTATATTTACACCTGTCTTAGTTAATTCTTTATCATTGAAAATCAATTTATCTTGATTCATTTTTAATAATTGATTTTTAGTAATCAAAATTAAATTATCCTTTTCTAAATTTGATTTATTTTGATCTGCAAATATTATTACATCATCCTGTGTTAACTTAACATTATGATATTTTTCATACATAATTCTATGTTTTAATTTCCATACACTAGGTTCATCTACTTTAACTAAGATATATCCTTCAACGTCAGTTCTTTCACTGCCCACTTCTTTTTTATTCCAAGGTTTATGCCCTTTTTTAAAAGAAGTTTTATTTATTCCTGTAAGCCCTTTTGTGCCTTTATTCCAGGTTTTATGTCCTTTTTTAAATTGGCCGTTAAATCCTGTATTATAGCCAAATCTTTTAATTGCACTTTCTATTTGAGCTAAATTAAAATTATACTCAAACTTTTCGTTCATTAAGTCTAATATTTCCTTACGATGTTTCCCTGGAGTAATTTCTCCAAGATACTTTTTTTCTTCTTCACTCCATTTATGTGGTTTTTCGCTCATTATTCACCACCTTCTAGCATTTTAGGCATTTCTTTTTCATTGTTTTTACCATATTCTAATTCTATGGATTTTGCTTTTAATACAACATTTGCATTGGCAATAATTTGTTTTGAAACTCCTATAACTGCTTTACTTCTTATAATTTCATCTTCTAATTTTTCTCCAGTTATCTCTTCATCATTTAAACGTTCTAATTGAGCGAATAAATGATTATTTAGGTCACCCAAGGTGTTGCGTGGCATTTTCTAAACCCCCTTAATTCTCATATTTGGTACATTTTTAAAATCAATTATATTTTCTCTGCACATTTCTATGATTCTACTAGTTATAGCAGCATCATAATCCATTAATTCATTTAGTGATTTTTCTGTGCTTACTATAATTGATTTTTCTGTCATGTAACGATAATTTATTATTTCATAGATATACTTTCTATCAGCTTCACTTGTCTGACCTTTAAGTAAATCATCTAAAAATAGTACAGTGCAATTTTTATATTCGTTTATCTCTTTATTGTAATTAATTGGATCCATACAACATTGTTTTAAACGCATAATTAAACTGATATATTCAGCATATCTACATCCTACATTTTGATTTACAAGTTGCATCATTATTGCAATTCCTAAATGTGTTTTCCCTGTTCCAGGATTTCCAGTTAATAAGAAACTACCTTTTTCTTCTTTAAACTTCTTACAGTAGCTCATAGCTCGTAATTTTGCCTGTTTCTGATGCTCTGTATCTGTTTTAAAAGTAGAAAAAGTTTTCTTTTTAAAAGAATCTGTTAGGCCACATCCTTCTAGCTTCTCTTTTATTTGTCTTTTTTCAATGCACTCACAAGGAGTAGCTACAGTATAGCCTTTTTCATCTTCCTGAAAAATGTATCCTAAATCTCTACACTTCTTGCATTGATATTCTATAGCCATTCTTCTATTTTGCCGCCTCCCATTTCATCTAATTCTCTTTGTAATTCGTCTATTTCATCTAAGTCATCTTGACTTACTGGTTTCATTTTTTCGGGATCTATATAACCTTGGTGTTTTTGTAAGTCCTCTACTGAGTTTGAATTGTTGTTATCTTGATATTTATTTGAGTTGTAATTGCCGAAGTTGTCTTTTAACGGAAAAACTCCTTGCCAACAGTTTTCAATTGAGTTTTCCAGTATTTTAATTTTGATATCATCTGTTGTTGCTAACTTATCTAGTTTATTTAGTATTCCTTTTAAGGCTCTTTCTGTAACAGGCTTTTTAATGCTCTTTCGCATTTTCATAAAATCTATTATTGTTTCCTGTAAGAAAGAGTTAGAAGTATACTCATTTATAAGAACATCTAAATCAGTTCTTTTTTTCTTTTTTTCTTTTTTATTATTTGTATTATTAATACTTATATTATTATTTGTATTATTATCTTCACAGTTTTCCGAATACCCCCTTCGATTTTCCGAATACCCCTGGTCGATATTTCGAATACCCCCTTCGATATTTCGAATAATCTTTATTATTCTTTTTTCTATTGATTTTTTATTTTTTTTATAGATGTATTCTATTTCTATAAAACCTTTTTTTTCTAAAGATTTTATAATCTCTGAACATCTATTTTTAGATAAATCAAAGAAATTTGAAAAGTATTCATTACTTGCAAAACATCCATCTTCATTATCTAAACTATCTATTTCTACTAAAAATAATTTTTCCATTATTTTCAATTCTTTAGATAACCAAATTTCAGCAGGAATCCAAATTCCTTTAAAAGCTCTTTCCATATTCATTTTTTTCAACCTACTATTCAGATTTTAAAGGGTTAGAATTATTTTTGTTTAACCCTAATAGGTATTGGACTTTTAGAGAAGATTTTATACAGTCAATTACTATATCTAATTGTGTGTCATCAAGTTTTCTCATATCATTTATTGCATCTAAGATTTTTTTCTCTTTTTTATTTTCTGTTAAATTCATATTATCCCCCTCCTTTTGTGTTGTTAGTTACATTATAAACTATTTTTTTGTGTTTTACAACACATTTTGAGTAAATAAAACATTTTTTATTTTAAAAATGCCATATTCTGTGTTGACCAACACAATCGGTTATGTTATATATATTTATATAAGGAGGTGTTTTGATGATCGGTAAAAGAATTAAAAAAGTCAGAAATGATATGGAATTAAGCCAAACTGAATTTGGTGCAAGAATGGGATATTCTAGAGATATAATTGGAAATACCGAAGCCGAAAGAGTGGAAATGAAACCATATCTTATAAAATCCATATGTAGTGTTTATAATGTGAATGAGCAATGGCTTTTGACTGGAGAAGGTAATATGTATACTTTACCGAAAGAGGAAATAGCATTAAATGAAATTTTAGCTAACGCCACCATTAATGATGGATCCAAAATAAAAGAGATAGTATCAGGACTATCTCTCTTAGATGAAAAGTATGTAGATGCTATTATCACACTAATTAATGGATTAAACAATCAAAAAAAATAATTATTTTTTATAAGTGTTCTTTTTTAGAGCACTTATTTTTTACACACTTGATATAATTTTCTAATTTGTACAAAACATAAATACTTGATATTTCATTTAAAGCCTTGCTTATTCTTTGTATTACTTTTTCCCTTTCATTATCCATATTCTTTCCCCCTTTTGAAAATAGATATATCGAACTTACGTTCTGTGTAGATATATTATAATACTAATTTTCATAAAATTCTATACCTTATTTATATTATACTTCCATTTATTGCCATTTTGTCTATTTGTCCCACATTGCGGGACACTATTTGTATTCAGAATCAAATAAGTCAGTTATTCTACAATCTAAAGCTATAGCAATTTTTTCTAGCTTTACTAGATCAAGTACTGTATCGTTGTTCTCCAGCCTGAAAAGAGTACTTTTGCTTAGTTTAGTTTTGTATGCTAACTTTCTAAGACTATGATTTTTCTCGTTTCTTACCTTTGAAATATTGTTGATTATCATAAAATTTATTCTAAAATAACTTCTTTTTCTCGTAAATGTAAAATATTTGGTTAATATTCCACAAAAACACTAGAAAAGAAAAAAAATCCACCTTCCGCAAGATGGATTTTCTTCTAAATAATCATAGGTCATATATAAAATATAGAAATACTTTTAACAATTTAACCTTTTCGAGAAAGAAGTCCCCTTCTATAATTTAGCCGTAGGCAAATTTAGGAGGGGATGAATTTCTCTGATGTTGAAGTAATATAGAATTTTATATCGCAAAATTACTTTCGTATTGCCAATTATTATTATGATTTATGAATTTCAAGGCAGAAATTGAAACTTGTTTATATTTTTTGCCTGGTATAGTTATATACTCATCATTTATATTTTTTACATAAGCAGATGATTTGCCAGAAAAACCTGTAATATAACCAATTTGACCAAAGATTTCTACTTTATCATTAAGGTAAAAACCATTTGCAAAACTTGTATTTTTCTCATTTCTTTTGCTTTCAGTGTTTTTAGTTTTTCTACCTTTTCTAGCTGTCGCTTCATGCAGTGAACGTTTTTTCTTTCTAAACTGCTTTATTTTAAAAACTTCATCACAGTTTTGATTTATACATTCAACTTTACTTATTGCAATAGCATCGTTATAATGAGTTTTCTCAAGTCCAAGTTCTTTTCTTCTTGGTGTTGTTATAGAACCATAAGTTATGTTAGCTTGAGGATATTTTTTAAATACTTTTACCCTCATTGAGTTCATAAACGGTGGTTCTTTATAAGTTTTCATCTTTTTCTTTTTTATCATCCATTCATAAAGTATGCCGCCTGGTTTATGATTCTCAGATGTGTGACAATCAGTACAAATTGTAGCTAAGTTGTCAGCTCTATCGCTTCCACCTTTACTTTTATAAATTACATGATGTGTATGAAGTACTTTATCTTTATTTTTTTTACAAACCTGGCAAGTGTAATTATCTCTTGCAAAGACAAAGTATCTCGTATTATAAAAGCCGAAGGCTTCGCCTTGTTGATAATCAGCACCTTCTATTTCTGGATTTATCATTTTAGCCATATCAAATTTACCTACTTCAATACTTAAATTGCATTTTGGAAGTAAATTATAATATTTATCAATCCAGAAAAATGTATTATCTATTTTAGACTGTATGCTTGGCGGCAGCCAACCAACAGGTCTATTTGAATCTATGTTTGTAGATAGTGTTCTCCAGTTCTTTTTGGAATCACTACCTTTTTTAAGAGTTTTTAGTTTTGCTCCTTTTGGAGCATTAAAAACTCTTTTATTTCTAAAGTTAAATTTACATCTTCTATATCTAGTTTTTCTAGAACGTCTACCTCTTCTTAGAATTTTTTTAGTTTCTATTAAACTACTTACATCTTGTCTAAGTTCTATTTCACCTTTTGCTAATACTTTATTTTGGGTAGTTACAGCTATACCAATGTTTTTAGAACCTAAATCGACACCTAAATTTGTGTTTTGTGTATATCCATAAGAACCGTAAATAAGTTTTATTGTAAATGGTTTATAATTTACTATCTTTGCTTTCTTTTCTTTTATTAATTTTCTAGCACGTTGAGGCTTACAAGGCATCAACGGCTTATTATTTTTATTAAGTACGTATACTACCATAAAGTATACCTCCTTCGAGTTATTTGAGTCACCGACCAAAAGTGGTTGGCGACACGAAGTTTTCCCTTCGCCAATGTTAAGTATACTTCTTGCACCAGGTTGACTGTTCCTACCTCACAGAACTGTTTACAGAGCCCGAACAACAAAAGGTGCTAGGGAATCACACCAAGCTGTATTGATATACTTAACGTAGCTTATTCGCTGTGCTAAATTGCACATCCCGACAAGCTAAGGCTAGACAATATTAAGGCAAAAGCCTTACCCCCAAATCTAGAGTCATACTGGGGCTTATATTGAAATACAAGCCCCTTCTATAATCTCCGTAGGTGATTTAGGAGGGGTTATTGACTTATAACATTCCAATACTTATTTGAAAATCGGAACATATTCCTAACTTTTACAAAAAAAACAACCGCTCTTGATGAGGGTTAAGAGCGGTTAGGGAGTATTGTTTCATACCATAAATTCTAATGATAAACAATATACTAGAAATATTTTAGGAATAAAAAAATATAATCTTAGATAACTATATTATTAATGATACTACTGTTTTTTCAAAACTTCAATCGGAACATATTCCTAATAGTTTTGCAGCATTAAGTTGAATATCTATTCTTTTGTTTTTAAACTTTCATATAAAACAATTTTTTTATCTTTCCAATTATATATTTTACATTTTGTATTTACAGTATTTTCACCTTCATTACTTAAAGGTACTCTATCTGTTAATCCATCCATTTGCCATATATTCCAAGAAATTATATTTGCTATTTGTTCTAATTCTTGTATAGTTGGATTTAAATGCCATTTATTTTCAAAATAATCTACAAAAGTCATTAGAATGTTGATTCTAGCAATTAATAAGTTGTCTCCTTGATATTCATAACCATAAATGCTTTGGAATGCTTTTATAACCCATTTATGCCATTCGTTTTCATTATCAGTATTTTCATTGATAATTCTAAGTTTTCTATCAAGCATTCCTATTCTGTTCTTTATATCAATAGGAGTCCCTGTAGAACTGTCATATCTGCTAACTAAATAAGGTGCTTCTCCACACGTTACTTCAAGTCTATTTAACTCAACATAATCTTTCCAAGTCTTATTATATATTGGAAATTTAATCTTATTTTCTGATGTTTTCCAATTTTTATAAGTTTCAGTATTAAATGTTCCTTTATATCCAAACCATGAATCGTCTATCAAGTTAATCATTTGATTACAAACCCATGATGGTGTAAATACCTCAGCATACTTTCTAGTTCTTTTTTGTTTTTCACTTGATTTTTTTGTAATTCTTGGTTGTATGATTAAAGAATCAAGTTTACTTAATGAATCTATTGTGATTTGTTTATCACATTCGTATTGTTGTCCTAATTCATTATAACTATTAGTTGCCCAAATTATATTTTTTTGAGTTGTTCTATCTTTTAGCAAAGTTTTTAAAGTGGTTTGCACTGGAAAAGAATTTAATTGAATAATACAAGTTTCTTTCATGATTTTCTCCTACAAATTTTAGGTATATAACTTTATCGTACTACACTTAAAGTTTAACTAAAAATAACTACCTCACAGATGGAAAGGTAGTTATTCTTTAAGAAAGGAGTACTTATATTAGTAATATAGCTAAAACTTTAAGTCTTATACAATATAAGATTAACACCTTTCATTTCCAATTACAATCGGAACATATTCCTATATATTTTTATAAGTAAATTTTACAAAAGTTCCGTTTTCAGTTTTAGCCTTAACTCTGGCAACTTCTGTTGTTTCATCTATTTCTAAACTTTTAATTGCTTGAATAACCATATTTGTTTTACAGTTTTTAGTTTTAAATTCAATAATATCATCTGTATATTTTACAGTTGCATTTGACATGCTAAAATCCACTCCAGAAATAGTTAATACATATACACTAACTTTTTCTCCTTCAAATGGCTCTAGAAATTTTTTAATTTCCCATTGTTCAACTAATTTTTTAATGTTATTATTTTTCATTTTTCTTACCCCTTCTCTAATTAATATCATTCAACTTTAAAACCTAAATAGTCGGCAAAAATAGTCCCTGTCATGTCGATTGTCCCTGTCACTCTTACCCACTATCATTATTTAAAAATCTTGTATTATATGCTCCAAAGAATCCTTCGTAAACCAATTTATGAACTGGAATATTTTTTCTCTTACCATTTTGGACCAATGTTACAGTTTTATATCTATGAGTATAAAAAACTTTCAACTCTTTCCAAACAACACTTCCATAATCAATTTTATCTAGTGTTTGATGTTCAAATCTTTTCTTGCTGCTAAATACTCTTCCAAAACTTGTTATGTAATAATCATCAAAGTTTGTAACTGGAACAGCATCTTCACCTATAAATAAATAATCTTTAATTGTATCTTTCATCAAGTTCTTCCAGTTGTTCTCTGTTATACTCACGATAATCCTCCCCTCTTAAAACTCTATCTTCAATATATTTGTCAAATTCCTCTGTGCTTTCAAATTTATATCTAGTTTTCTTTGCAAATTTATATCCCTCTGCATGAGCCTGTCTTTCTGCTTCTGTGATAATAATATCTAGTCTTTTCATAATATCTTTATATAGATCTTCGTTCATTTCTGCATCGTGTTTTGCACAATTAGAAAGTAATTTATCTATTTTTAAATAGTTTCTTGCAAATACTTTGCTTCTGATGAACTCATAGTTATGTGAAGTTACTGCATGTGGTTTTGTATTTCTTTTAATATAATCTTCTGCTTTTTTATCTTGATTTTTTTTATATGCATCACTAATAGGTTTAAAAGGTTCATAATCTCTTAAAAATATCCCCTCTATGGCTTTTATAAACATTTTCAAAAGATTAATGACTAAATACAAGCTAAATCTACAAAATTTTATTACAAGGGCAAATACAACCTCAATCCATGAATTATATTCAGTTTTTTCTTTATATCCTTCTAAATGTTCTTCTTTACTTAAAATATAAGTTGCTTTTGTTTTTCTATCTCTATCTAATATTTCTATACTATCATTTTGCATTCCAACCCCTCCAATCTAATATCTTAATTACAAGTATTCTTAAAATTGGATTAGAATACAAAAAATCTTTTATTTCTTCCTCTTTTCTTTTTATTGCCTTTTCTTCATCTGACAATACATCGACAAAAAATATTTTTTCTAAATTCATATTATCGTCGAACATTTTGACTTTATGTCTTCTCATTATTCTTCCCCTTCCTCCTGGAGAAAAACTATGTTATAATTTACTTGCTACGGTTAGTTATAACATAGTTGTAACTTCCAGGGTCGCTCATCTTTGTGTGGGCGACTTTTTTATTTTATTTTTTTATTTCAACATCTAAATAGATGCTAGAATACTTACTTTTACCTCTGCTTTTATAAGCCTCTTCCAATTCTTCTGGTCTTTCATAGTTATATGTAATTCTTATCTTTAGCATATTATCACCACCCTTATTTTGGAATATCTAAATTATTTTCTGTAGCATAATGTAATACTCTACTTTGTGACAAATCGCTTAAAGAATTAAAACCATTTTCAACTGCTGCTAAATATAATTGTTCTTCTAAATTATTATTGTTATTAGATTTAGACTGTCTAAGCTTATCGTCTAATTCATCAGATGTATAATTTTTATAGTGTTCATTAAATGTATCGTGATACTTTGTTAAAGGTTTTTTATTTTCTTTTCCAGTATCTTTTGTAACAGTTTTTCCTTTGTCTTTTTTATTTTGTTTTTTATTTTTAAATTCTGCTTGATCCTTTTGATAATCATCTAAAGTTACTATATTTTTTTTATCTAGATTTTCAAAAACTTGTTTCATATAAGCATATTTTTTACTAACACTTTCTTCACTTGCTGCTATAAAAACTTGTTCAAATACATCTAAATCAAATTTATTTGCATATTCTAAAAGTAGTTTTTTAGTATGTGGCATAAATCTTTTTTCAATTTTAAAAGACTTATATAATTCTATAAGTTTTGTTTCTTTTTCAACACCAACAACAACTTCATTTTCTTTATTAATATAGTTGTTATTATTATTTTCTTTATTAGCGTATCGAAAATCGGTATCGCAGAAATTGGTATCCCTATTTTCGGTATCCCAGTTTTTAGGATTACGGTGAGATGTAGTGTTTTCAACGCTTTCATCGTTATTAGTTTTTTCGCTTACGTTCGTATTTACGTTATCGTTTACGTTCGTAATATCTACGTTTTGTTTTTCGCTAAAAACTTCGTATAAATAACCATTTGTAAGGTTACCGTTTTTTAGAGGTGTTCTTTTTATGTAACCGATTTCTATAAGTTTATTTAGACCGTTAGATACTCTTGTTTTACTTACTCCTAATTGAGTAGATAAACCCTGTATTGTAATTTTATGATCAGGATTGGTTATGTATTGTAAAATTTTACCGAATACAAAATAAGCATCTGGACCCATCAACTTCATGTCATTCATAATTTCATTAGGTATAACAGTAAAACCTTGTGCTAATTTTGAACTTGCTATAAATATAGATTCATTACTGCTTTTAAATTTAGACATATTTCTTTTCCTCCTGTTGAATTTTATCGATTTGTAGCAAGTTTTATCTATCTTAAAGAATTGAAAATATAATAAATGCATGATATAATATAAATACAATATTGATATATGTGATACAAGATAGACCTACTTTGCTACAGTTTCTGTACAATTTGATTGTTGGCGCGATCAAAAAAGTAGGTTTTTTTATGTTTATTTTTCTTTATTTTTCATGTAATTAATAAGGATATTCTCTGCAAATTTTGACATTGATTTATATCCTTCCTTTTCCATTAACTCTTTTAAAAGAGCCTTGTCTGCTTTTGAGAGTTTCACATTTATTCTTGTATTGTCTTTTGAAACAGCCAAATAAAAAACCTCCTATCTGTAAAGTGTGTCACTTCTCTTTTTAAAAAGTGTATCACTTTAAAAAACAAAAATCAATATATAATTCTAAAATAATAATATTGGTTAAGATATTAACATTATTTTAACTATAAACAACATTTTAATAAAATATTAACTAAAATATATATTAACATATTAACAAAATTTAAACAATAATTAAGATGTTATTAATATTTAAACTATTTTATTGACTTTTGTATTTTTTTATCATATACTTTAATTAAGATATTATTAAAATATCAACTAACATTAGGAGGGATTTATATATGGCTAAAAAAGATGTTCAATTTATAGGTTTTGATGGCGGTAGAGGTTACATTAAGGCTTATACAGAAGTAGATGGAGAGGCAAAACAAACAATATTTAAGTCAGTATATGGTGATGGACGTTCAGGTAAAGTTGACTTTGAAAATTACGAAAAACCTAAATACTTAAATATAGAAGGTGAAGACTATTTCGTTGGTTTATTAGCAGAAAGAGAATCTTATTCTTCTATAAGAAATTCACAAGATTCAAAAACAAGTGATACTATGAAGATATTATTTGCATCAGCACTAAACGATATAGCAGTAAAAGATACTGTAAAAGTAGTATTTGGAGTACCATATAAAAACTATAAGAAATCAGTATTAGCTGACATAGTAAATACATATAAAGGCGAAACAATCACTATAAAAGACAATATAACAAATGCAACTAAGAAAATATTTATAGAAGATGTAACAATCGCTAGAGAGGGCGATGCGGCTTTATACTATGCTATTAATGGAAAGGTAAATAAAGATAAGCCAGTAGGACTTGTTAACGTTGGTTTCAGAACTATGGAACTATCATATTTTGATAAAGGTTTCCAATTTAATGACAGATTATCTAATACTGTTGAATACGGAAACAGTACAATGCTAAAAATAATACAAGATAATTTAATGGCAAGTGGAATTGCAAAAAGTGTAAACGAAATAGATAGTTCTGATGATTATGATCTACTTAAAAAGAAAGCATATAAATTAGGGTCTGAAAAAGTAAATCAAATAGTAGAAGAAAATTGGATAAACAAAGATGAAATGAAGTTATATTTAGCAGGTGGAACTTCTTTAAATCTTGAACCTTCTGATGACTTTGATAGAGTTGATAATTCTCAAATGGCTACTGCAATTGGATTATTTAAGTTTGCAAAATTAAAATTTTAAAGGTGATTAATTATGGCAAAAAAATCAAGTACAGTATATATAGAAGAAAATTTTTGGGATATGATAAGTAAATTTCAAGCAGAAAGAGATTTATCAAGCAGAAATGATGCAATACAAGTAATATTAAGTGAGTGGAATATCCTAAAACAAATTGACTTCAACAATATACAAGTTAATGTAAATATCGGTGATGTTTCACAAGTTGCTAAACAAATAAAAAATACAGAACAAATAGAAGAAGATGAAGACCAAAGAATTGTAAGAGAAAGTCTTCTTAAAATGGAAGAAGAAATGCCTGATTAAAAAGATAAGCTAAGGTTTCAGATAGCCTTAGCTTTTTTGTTTATTTACTATTAATATAATCATTTAAAATTTTATTAATTAAATTTGTTAAAGACCTACAATCGTTTTTTGCTAATTCTTCTAATTTGGATTTTAATTCCCTATCCATATTTATAAGCACTCCGACTTTACTTTGTTTAACTGCCATAGTATCACTTCCTTTTTTATAAAATCTTACTATATATAAAAATTATAGTCAAGTTATATAACTTTTTACTTGTTTTTTATATATAAAAGTTATATAATAGATATATAAGGAAGTGACGAAAAATGATAAAAAGTTATAAAGTAAGACTAGAACCTACAAAAGAACAAATGGAATTGATGTTCAGGACTGCTGGGTGTACTAGATTCGTATACAACTGGTGCTTAGCTTTCCAAAAGGAAAGACGAGAACAAGGGGAAAAATTTGTAAGTGCTATGGGTATGAGTAAACATTTAACTGCACTAAAAAAACAAGATGAGTATAGTTGGCTAAAGGAAGTTGATAGTATAGCACTTGTTGGAGCATATACAGATGCCTGTACATCATTCAAAAACTTTTTTCGAGGTTGTAAAAAAGGTCAGAAAATAGGTTATCCAAAATTTAAAAGCAAAAAACACTCAACACCTTCATTCATGCCTAATTATCAAGCAATTAGATTTAACGAAAATCAAGTTAAATTGCCGAAAATTGGGATAGTGAAACTAAGTAGGAAAAACTATGTACCTATTGTGAAAAAATATAGTAATCCTAGAGTTACTTTTGACGGACTTAATTGGTATATATCAGTTGGAGTAGATGAAGAAGATTACACTAGTTCAGAACTTAATGGAACAATAGGAATTGATTTAGGGTTGAAAGATACTGCAATACTTAGCACAGGTAAGAAATATAAAAATATTAATAAAACTGCACATGTAAAAAGAATAGAAAAAAGATTGAAAAAACTACAAAGACAGGTAAGCAGAAAATACGAACAAAATAGACAAGGCAAAATATACAATAAAACAAATAATATAGTGAAACTTGAAAAAGAAATTAATAAACTACATAAAAGACTTGCTAATATCAGAAATAATTATAATCATAATATAACTGCTGATATAGTTAATATGAATCCAGCTAAAATTGTGATAGAAGATTTAAATATTAAAGGCATGATGAAAAATAAACATCTATCAGATGCTATTGGAAAGCAAGGATTATACGAGATAACTAGACAGCTTGATTATAAATGTAAATATAAAGGTATTGAGTTAGTAAAAGCAGATAGATGGTATCCAAGCAGTAAAACTTGTTCTAATTGTGGTCATATTAATAAAGACTTAAAACTAAGTGATAGAACTTATATTTGTCCTGAATGTGGGACTGTAATTGATAGGGATTTAAATGCAGCAATTAATTTAGCAAATTATAAAACCGAACAATAATCACTAGCAAGATTAGTTCGGTATGTAGGGAGGTTTAACCCCGAATTGATGCTCTTGGAGGATTAAAACCAAACCCGAGTAGCTTATGCAAAAGGGAATTCGTTGAAGAGAGAACCTTGTTAATTGGAATATGTTCTGTTATTACAAGATTATTGATATATATTAGTTCAATCCTTGTATTGATTGATATTACTAAATTAGGAGTATATATTAATACCTTGTTGAATATGTTATTTTCAAAATAATAATTGTTTTTCAAACATATTTGAAATTGAATCAATTGTTACAAGTATTGGAATTACTCAATTCCAGTCAATACGAGTAACAGAATATATTCTAATTAAACAAGGATTAAAACGTTGGAGTATGGCCAAAACTGAATACATAATATACAGTAACAGAATATATTCTAATTAAACAAGGATTAAAACATAATATACAAGTTAATGTAACTCTTGGTGATGTTTGTAACAGAATATATTCTAATTAAACAAGGATTAAAACATTGCCTTATCAAGTAGCCTACTAATAGGAATACTTGGTAACAGAATATATTCCAGTAAAACAAGGATTAAAACGATGCTGCAATACTTCAAAAAGTAGAAGTTCCAGAAGTAACAGAATATATTCCAGTAAAACAAGGATTAAAACAATATTAAATTATTTACATATTTATTTTTTTTCTGAGTAACAGAATATATTCCAGTAAAACAAGGATTAAAACGAAATTGCCATATATTCCAAATTGTGATATTATATAAATATAGGGATTACATTCTATTTGCACTAGAGTGATAGTTTCTTGAAAAATGATTATAAACTTATGTTAAAAACCACCCTTATCGCCATTAGAGTGGTAAAAACGAACTACATTCTATTGCCAGTAGAGTGATAGTTCATTAAGATGAAAAATTTATTCGTCAGAACCACTCTTATCGGCATTTGAGTGGTTTTTTGCTGTCTAAAATAAAAAAGCTAGAGGAGAGTATCCCCTAGCTTTTAATATTATCGGTCGCTATCGGTCGCTTATCAGTCGCTTATCGGTCGCGTCTGATAGAATTATTTTTCAAATACTTCTACATATTTTGTCGATGCCGTTATATAATATCCAGCCTTTAATTTATACATGTCTGTTCCAGTTCTTTTTACTTTTTCAACTATAGTATAAGCATCGCCTTTACAAACCACTCCGCATACACTATCAGCTTTAAAATCTGGTGTACTATGAACATTAACTTCATCATGTATTATTCTTAAATACTGTTTATTACTTGAAAGTTTAGTAACTTTACCTTTTCCATTAGTACAATTAACTATATCATCAAGTTCTATTTTTTCTGCCTTTAAATTTGCACAGTCTAGTTTAAATTGTTTCATTTTGGATGGATTTTTAACCATATAAATCGGACAAAGTTTATATGCCTTTCCAACTACATCTGTGTGAGTGATAATATCTTCTTTACAGTCAAGACCTTTATATTGACATAGCCAAGCACATAAGTGGACCATACTTTTATATGTTGCATCTGTATAATGATTATCTTGCCCTGTTGTGGCAACTTCTATACCTATAGCATATCTATTAGCTGAGTTTGTGCAATAACATCTTTCATCAGTAGGAATTAGTTGGTAAATTGTTCCGTCTAAATCGATTACAAAGTGAGCTGATGCATATACATATTTTCCGCTAACTATACAGCCGTTTGCAACAACATTGTTGAAGTATGAAACAGTTTTATATCCTGGGACATCTGCTTCACCTGTGTAGTGAATAGCTATTTTTTTTGTTACTAAAGTTGTTCCAGGTCTACCATATTTGTTTTTCTTTTGCCATTTTTCAACTATTGTTGGTTTTACTATTGACATTATATCATCTCCTATTTATTTTCAATTAAAGCCTTGAAACTTTGGTGCAATCCTACACTAGAAAGCCCACTTAAAAGCCCTCCTAAGAAAATATTCATATCAAATGACTTAGATATTGCTATGTTTAATACAACACCTAATACAGCCATTATGAAAGGAATATACTTGTTTGGAATAAAGTCAAAGCTAGTTTTTATAACATATCCTATTCCACAACAACCTAATACAACTCCAATGACTAAATAACTGTTAATAACATTTAAATCTATCATGATGAACCTCCTATCCTTCTAAATGATCTATTCTATGATGTGCTGACTTTGTTGATTGTTCAACTGCAGACATTCTTTCTACTAAATTATTATGTTTATCAACTCTAGTTGACAAAATATTTATATCTTCTTTTAAACTTTTTATTTGTTCTTGCATTACTGCAGTAGTTTTACTATTTGCAAAATAAGAACCAGCTAAAGTCCCTATAAATGCTATAATAGCAACAATTATTTCTGTTTGCATATTAATACCTCTCAATTTTCTTAAGTATGTTTTACTCTATCTCTAAGTTCTCCTTTTTTACCATCGTTAAATTGTCGAACTTCACTTAAATAACCTGTAATTCTTCTGATTCTTTCAAATGAAACAGGAACAAGTTTATATTCTAAATCTACATACCCTTTATCGTCTATTGTTATATTTAAATAATCAATTTCTCGATTTGGATATTTTTTATGAATATGTTTTATGTAAGCTTCGATTTCTCTTTGTTCTACATGAACTCCTTCTGGAGTTTTTACATTTAATTTCATATTTTTTCAAACTCCTTTGCAAAATAAAAGGGACTACAAATTAGTAACCCCTTTAAAAATGGAAAATTGCCTTAAATACTATATACACACATAATGTTTAATAATTAAAATTCAATTAAAATATAAATGTTTTTCTTAAGTCCACATTGGAATCACCCTCTTTCAAATTCGCCCTAAAACAATAAAAGGACCCACTTTAAAAGTAAGTCCTTTTCGTGGGAAAGGTTATTAAACCGATTCCTGCTTGTTGGGGTTCAAAAATGAGAAATTATTTTATCTACAATTTAATTTTAATTTCCCAATTTGTAATTTGCAATCGGAACATATTCCTAATTGCTATTAGGTATATAAAAACATTGTATTTCTTTTACATCTGTAGCTGTAAATATTTTACCATGTCCTTTACCTCTAAGATCGGTTAAAGCATCATAATCACCGCTTATCACTTTTGATGCTTCTTTGGTATTAACTTTTAATCCGATTTTAGTGTTTATATTAGATTTTAATAGTCCAGGTAATATTTCCGCATATGGTGTTTGTGTTGTTAATATTACATAAATACTTGCTGCTCTGCCCTTAGATAATAATTCACCTAGCAACTTATAAATAGTTTTATCTTCTTTAGGGTCAAAAGTAGCTAATTCTTCAATAACTAAAAATATTGAGTTAAAATTTTTATTGTTTTTTCTTATTTCAATATATCGTTTATTCATTTCATTAATTAACCTGTTTAGTATTTCTTCTATTCCATTAATACCTTCACCATAGTATTTAACTTTATCTTTATATTTATATAAGTCAACATACTTAGTATCTTGAAGATACAATTCAACATCTTTTCTTTTAATGAGATTATTTATAACAACATTTAGACAGACTGATTTGCCACTACCTGTTGCACCTGCAATTAATAAATGACATTCATTAGACGAATAATATTTCCAATAAACTATATCTCCATTATTTAAATCTATCCCTATTGGAACACCTTTTTTATCATTAAACAAGTAATCATTATAATTATTATTAATTTTGCTATCTGTAACGCTAATTAAAGCTAAGTTATTTTTATATTCAATTTTTAAATTAGTCTTTGGAACTTTAAGAAAAGTACTTATATCTAACTTGTGTTTTCTAAAATCATCTATATTTAAACCTATTGGAATGGTAAAATAATATTTTTCTTTATCTTCAGACTGATAAATTAACAAAGGATATTCTTCACTTCTATTACATAATTTCATTTCATAAAACAATCTATCCCATTGATCTATTTTAAAAATCATATTATATAAAGAATTAACAGCATTAAAAATGCTATTTACAAATAATTTAACCAATTATCTCACCCACCTTTTCAATCTTTACATTATCATAAATAACTTTCATGTCTATTAATTTTTTATCTAAACCTTGATTATTAATAACGTAAAGCAAAGGCATGACCTCCCAATTTGTATTATTTATTACATTCTCTTTAAAATTGTAGTACTTACTAATACAATCATGTGGGCTTAATTGTACTTCTAGCAGTATTCTTTTTATTCTATTATTCTTTTTTACCTTTATATAACCATCAGAAATTATATTCCCTAAAGAAAAATTTCTCTTAAACTCTATAATTTCATAATTGTTTTTAATTAATTTTACAAGAAAATCAGTTATATAAAGATCGTGTTCCACTAATTTCTTACTTGGCTTTTTGTCTAAATAATAAACATAAACACTTCTAGTATTTTCTACTTTAAACATTTTTCTATTTACATAACCATCATCAGCTAATCTTTTCAATCTTCTCAAAGGTACATTTTGATGCTTATTTTCAAACAATAATTCTTGCACTTGTTTTCTAGTACATATTCTACTTAATGTTAAAAATTCTAAAATCTCCATATCTCTATTTGTCATAATATCACCTCTTACATATATGATATGTATAAGGTATTAAATATGTGATAACCTTTTAAAAAATATATGATTTATCGTGTGATAACTAATGTAAAGTAGGTTTTTTCTAGTTCACACCTTAAAATAAGTATTTCACTAGTTTTGGGGTTGTCCAACTGCAAGGTTTAAATAAAGAAAAAATACAAGATAATATATTTTTATATAATACACCGGACCAATCTAAATTAGTTTTTATTTATTTTGGGTATACAACTTTAATTGTGGAAAAGAAAAGAGAGTGAATTAAAATTTATCACTCTCTAATACCTCTAGTAATTGTGGAATATCTACTCCAAACCCTTCTATTAATTTTGTACTTCCTACGAAATCATTCCAACTAAATGCCGTAGTAAATGTATATGTTTTGTTACTTGTATTTGCTCTTGCATATTTAGGTTTTCTAGTAGCACTTGTACCGAATAAGACCTTTGCCCTAAGTACCTCAAAAGAGTAACCTCTGCCAGCTTTCTCTATGTTCTTAATCAAGTTATTTAAACTCTCTGTATAAGCATTTGTAATTCTACATGTAAAATAGTTAAATATCTCATACTGCCAGTTATCAACTGTTTTGATTACATCTTGATAGTATTTCATATCTTTTGGAACAGCCTTCTTCCAGTCCTCATAAGCCTTTAAAGCATCTTCTCGGTTATCGTGTTTATAGATATCTCGGAATTGTTCCTTTAACTCATAGGCTAACTTTAACTGTGGAAAATCTAGAAACATTAGTTGCATATCCCAAATCTGTCTAGCATTTAAATCCTCTTTGTTCCTCAGTAGCAAGAATCTATCTTTTAACAGTTTAGACCTTTGTTTCTTATCTAATGAGCCTTTAAACGACTTTCTCTCGCCTTCTAATGCATTGTTGACTAATTGTATTACATGGAATCTATCAACGATTACCTGAGCATTTGGCAACTCCTCATATACTGCCTCTTTGTAGTATCTCCACATATCTATGGTTACTACTTCTATGTTCTCCTTGTTAGGCAATTTATTTAGAAAATCCTTTACATCGCCCTTCTTACGGCTTGGCTGGATATCCAATACCTTACGTCCAATTATATCGGTGTAAACGGCTCTCATATTCTTGTTAAGATGTGCTTCGTCTATACCTAATATAACTGGAGTAAGGAAAGTTATATCCTTTTCTAGCCTTTCTATGTAAGCATTAAATATTCGCTTTACTGTGGTAGGAGAAACACTATATTCTTCTGCTATATTGGCAAATGGCTTTTTAAGGGATTCTTTTTCTATTTGCTCTCTTAAACGTATAGTGATTTTATCTCTATCGTCAATGCTCTTATAATGCTGACTAAATGTAGTACCGCAGTATCTGCATTTATATCTATGTGTATGTATTTCAATCCCTACACGTTTCCCAAAGCTATTTAAATCCCTTACAAATCGTTTGGATTTGCCATGCTTATAATATTCAACTCCACCACACTCTGGGCAAGCCACAGGCTCTTTAACTGGTCTTACTATTACCGTCATATCGTGGTCATCTTGTATTGTGTCTAAAACTTCAAATTCTGGTAAATTTAGTATATTCATGTTGTCTTTTTCTCTTTCTGATAATTTTAACTATTTTTGGTTAATGCTTTAAAAAGAGCTTCATAATCTATTTCTAAGTCATTATAATATGCTTCCATAAATTCTTCAATTTGTTCGCCTATTACTTTCTTAGATTCTATTTCTTTCTTTTCATGCTCTTTTTTATATGCCTCTATTCTTCTTTTACGATTATTTTCAAAAATCCAATCTATATTTTCTTCAAAACTACTTTTGACCAATTGCTCCATTTTTACCTCCTATTCAGCAAACATCCAATCTTCTGCTAACATATCGGTTTGACTTGCTAGCCAAGGGACAAATTTATTATCTGCTGTTTTCATGCCTATCCAAGGTGATAAAAATAAACTATCTTTATGTACTTCTCCATCTACTTTGTATTGATAAGGATTTACGTAAGCTAAATACATTCTTTTACCATTCCAACCTTGTCTACATACTTTTAATCCTCGTTTTAAATATTTTATGGCTTCACCAAAGTTAAAAGTAGGAGTTCCACCTAATAAAGTACAGTTTTCATTATTAGCAATTACCCATTCATCAGATAAAACATTACTTAGAGTATATTCAACTCTTTGTGTTTCTCTTATATCTAATATAGGACCTTGTCCTTTATCTGCATCTTTTGGTCTACAGTGCATCATAATAGTTTGCTTAGTGTCATCCCAACACCAATAACCACCCCATGAAGGTAGTTTAACTTTGTTCCCTTTTTTCATTTCTTCTAATGCTTGTTTAAAATTCATAATAACCTCCTTCTTATAAATATACCTCATTATACCATAGTTAAAGTTATATAGTCCACAGTTAAAGTTATTTTAAGTAATAAATTTTATATTCACTTGTCAAAGTACGTTTTCTTATTAATCCACAGTTATAGTTTCATACCCTTTATTTTTTCAAATAAAAAGAGCAGCTAAATTAATAACTGCTCTATGATCTTACTTATTGTAACCAGCTAGAATCAAAATTTATTATCTTTTTAATAATTAAAAAAATATAAATCAGAGTTGTTAAAATTAGTACAGAGTAACTAATTCCAAACACTTTAAAAGCTAAAGCTACTACTAAACTATAAATAAGCAACATTAAACTATATTTAGAAATATAATGCATTACTTTATAAAACATTTTTACACCTCTATTTTTTATATAAATAAGTACACAATATTTTTAAATTGTGTAATTAAGTTAAACTTGATATAAATACATCTGTTAAATTTTTATATGTTGCCATTTGTTCATCTGTTAGTGAAGAACCCATTGAAATAATTCCAAGTTCAACACTTCCGCCAGTATTCATACTATTGTTAAATCTTAAAAAAGGTTTTATAGGTAAGTTAGTATATGTTTGGTCTGTATCAATTGGAGATGTTCCTGTTGTTACTCCTTTTGCATTTATATAGGCATTTCCATCAGTTCGTTGTGTCCAACCTTGAAAAGTTGGTGAATTGCTTAATAATAAACTTTGTCCTATAAATTTAACATTTTTATTATTATTAGTTTTAACAAAACCTACTCTATCATTTCCATTTAGAGCTCCAGTGGTTAAAGTTACCCATTTTGCATTATTATCAGCAAATCCATCAATTATATCTTGATTTTCAACCAAAATACTTGTATTGTAAAATAAACAATGCAAATTATTTTGTGAACCAGTATATGGAAACGTAGCTATTGAACTTGGTGAGCTACCTATTTCCGCAGTACACTTAAGACCATTATTAGAAGTAATCACATAATCGCTAGAATTAGGTATACAATCAATAACATTAGTTTTCACATTAAAAAATGATTCCCCAACCTTACCAGCTAGTAACGGTAGATATAAATTTTTAATACTACTCCATAAATTATTATTTTTTAATCCTAATAGATAATCTTGAAATGCAAATTGTTGTTCTTCACTAAGTTCCCTTGAGTAGTTACTTAATATATTCAGTGTTTCAGCATTTAAAGTAGGTGCAAATTCTATTTTGCCTATATTGTTTTGGCTGAAATTTGCACCAATTAATTTAATTATCATAATCAATACCTCCTTACAAATTTCTATATATGCTCATAGCTATTTGCTTATAACCATAATCGTTAGGGTGAACATTTCCAACGTTAGGATAATAAGACTTAGCATTTATGCTATTTACACCACTGCCATTCCATAAATCAATTACAGGTAAACTATACTTCTTGGCTATATTGATTACTGCCTGTGCTTTAGCTTGTCGTATATTATCTTGTAACCCATCAGAAGTCCAGTTTTTCATTTGAGTCACAAGAATTATTTTAGAAGTTGGATTATCTTCAAGTAAACACTCAATCATTCCCATGTAATTACTATAAAAAGTTTTTACATCCGATGTTATTACTCTATCTTTATATGGAGTATCATTTATAGTACCTAATCTATTAGTATCTAATACACCATTTTCACCGCACCAATCATTTTGACCTGCGTAGACAATAATTAAATCGGGGTTATAATATTTTACATCTAAAGCCCTCATATAAATTGAATTTTCCCCACTCAATCGAGTATCTATTGATGTACCTCCAATAGCAGTAGGTTTATGCCCGTCTTTACCGTTTAAATTTTCATCTAAATCAAATTTAACACCAAGCCAATCAACTAAATACTTTTGCCACTTATCATGAGCGGAAAGGCTATCACCTAAACTTATCATCTTCATGTTATTATATGGATTATTATTAGTTGATGAGCCACCCATGTTAATCCCTTTGATTCCACTCGAGTCAGCCTTAAAAATTATATACCCTTGTTCATCACATATAATAAATGAAGCATTTTCATCATTTGATATTCCATCTATCTTTTTATCAATATCTCTTAAAAAGTCCCCTGCTATAGTATAAGTTTTACCTTTTGAATTCACCCTTAAATCAACTAATTCCGAATCTTTTGTTGTTCCTTCTGCGCTATGAACTATTAAATTATCAACTCTTTTATTTATTGCATTAACTTCATTTATAGTTGCCTTTTGTTGCTCAATATCTTTAAATTGTGTATCAATTTTACTTGATGACCAAGTCTTATCAGTAGCAGTATTTGTATCATCTATTGAAGTACTACCAACTTTTTCTATTTTATTTTCTAATTCATTAAATTTGGTAGTAGTAGATTTTCCGTTTTGATCTATAACCAAATCTGGAGAAGTATAAGGGTAAGAATAGCCATCTTTTCCTTCTCTTACTTTCATTTTATCATTCATTTAATCATCTCCTTTATTATTTTTTTAAATTACGAATTAACTTGCACTTGCTGTGATTTCTACTCTACCCACTACATTATTTATTGTTATAGTATTTCCACTTACTGCTGTACTTGATATATCTGTTCCATTCATTTTTACTGTTATCGTTTCTAATGTACCAGTTGTAGCAGTCAGTGTTGTAGTATAACTTGAATTTGTATCTACTCCATTAGCTGCCATATTACTACTTGTTACATTGGTTAATTTATTTACGATAGAATTTTTACCACTTAATGATAATTCTATCGTATCTTTTACCGTTTCCGTATTAAAATATTTTACCTTTAATTTATTTTCATTTCTATTAATACTAACAACTGAACAACATTTATATTTATTTCCATAATCAAAGCAATATTCTAGCATTCCCTCATCTTGTAAGTATAATTCTTCATGGGTATGCCCATGTAAAGAACATATTAAATCACTTTCGCATTTAGTAAAATCATACTTATGGACTATATTATCGCTATCTGTTATTGTTCCGGAGCGTTTATTTTTTCTATCTTTTAAAACATTCCAAGTATTCTCAAATATAGTAGGTGCATCTTCCCAAGTTTGAATAGTTCCATCACGGTGTATATTTAAATCATTCCATGGTTGGTGCATTAAAATGATTAAATCCATATCACACGTTTCGAGGTTATGTAATAAAAATTTCATTTGCTTTGTACCAATTCTAACACCTTGCCCAACTGAAGCATTCTCCGTAGGAATTATTTCATATGGGTCTAAAATTAAATATCTTACATTATAATCATAATCGTCCCAATATCCATATAATGCATCGTCTACTCTCTTAAATCCCTTTGTTATAAACCAATTATTTATCATTTTATGATTTATTGTAGTATCTTTTGGAGTAGCTCTGTCATGATTTCCAACTACACTTATACTTTTTTTCATATTATTTATCATTTGAGATTGTCCCTTCAAATAATACTCCGCATACACAGTATCACACAAATCACCTAAAAATATAGCCATAGTCCCTTTAGGACATCTATTATTTACAACTTTATCAAGTCTATAAGGTATTTTATCTATTTCATTTATTCCATATGCGCCATGGGTATCAGCAACACAAAATAAAGGAATATTTGAAAAATCATTATTTACAGTTTCTTCATCTAGCAGTTTGCACCCATTGTCTATATTTTGTTTATGAACTGGAGATAATCCTCCCCATATTCCATCTGTAATTACACCGTTTTCTATATTTATTTTGCCATCTGATGCTAAACTCAAAACAGCATCTTGTAGTTGTTTTTTAGTAGGATTACTATACATGCCTCTAATTTTTATTGGATTACCATCTTTATCTATTAAAATTTTATTTGTCATATCATCATCACCTTTCTAAGCTTCTAAACTATCGGAGTTACATTAATTGAATTCATTGCATCTGTCGTATTACTTATTACAAAATAACAAGCGTATTTAGGGACTTCTATTTCACAAGGGTCATCGGCTGTAACAGTAAAACTGCTCAATCTTGCTTTTCCTTGGTCGTAAAATGCACAGTAAATGGTTTGCGCTGTATTTCCTGTTATTGATAATTTAGTAACTCCAAAACATTCCAAATAATCAGTCATACTCCAATTTGCATAATCTGCAAAAGTATCACCATTAACATATTTATTTGATATTAAATTTAAATTATAGTTTGAATTAGCTACCCATGATTGACTCGGATTTGTATAAGGTATTATTGTAAGTTTATCTTTATTAACTGCGGATAAAGAAATTCTTACATAATACGCATTTTCAGGAATATCCTTGTAAGATGTATTTGTTTTAATACTAGAAGAAGATATAAAAGTCTTATCAGAATCATAAAAAGCATTAAATTTTTGTTGACCACCAGTACTATTTTTACATTTTAAATAATTTATATTAGTAAGAGGTAAATATTTTGACACCACCCATTCTGGAGAGTTTGTTTCAGAACCATCTATGTCAGATATAGCTTTACCCACAGTCCATTCAAAATCACAAGCAACTCCACTTGTGATTTTTCCTATTTCTCCTTCAGGAGTTCCTGGAATATCAGTTCCTCCACCACTTGATGAACCCCCAGTGCCACAAGTAAATATCACCTTATTGCTTGAATCTTTTACAACAGGTATTCCACTATCATTTATAGTTAGCCTATATTCAGTTCCATTACTCGATAATAATGGTATATAGTCTTCTGTCGTTTCAGTAGAATTATCATCTTGAAATAAAACAATATTATCTGGAATAGTAGCAGTTCCTCCACCTGTCCCACCTTGCTCTATTTTCTTCGCAATATCTTTACATTGCGAATTAACTTCATTAATCCCACCTATAATAGTTTTATCTGTAGTAGTTAAGGTATCATGAGTAGTATCATCTATACCATTCATAGAAGTGTCATCTTTTTCTAATATTATTTGTTTACCTTCAATATCTTTAAGTTGAGAACTATTGTTGTATATACCTTCTTCCATTTTGTTTAATCTTTCGACACTGATTTTATTTCCTTTTGCCCATGTAGTTTTAACATATTTCCCATCATCATCTACTACGATTAATTGTTCGTTTTCTTGTGTTGCTATTGCCAAATCTACCACCGCCTGATTAACAACATTTACATTTCCTGATAATGTTCCAATTGAAGTTGTACAAGGTCTTTCTTGAACATGAAATTGACCTTTTATCTTAGGAATTGTCACAGCACCATCACTGTCATCAAACAAGTCAAATACTAAATCAAAATCCCCTATCTCAACTTCTTCATCTATTAGATCTTCTGTAACTTTTAAATGAATTAAACCATTTTCAACTGGAGCTATAGCATTTGCAACTTCAACCCCATTTGGTTTTATTACTGTAACTGCTGCATAAATCGCATTTGCATTTTCTATTAAATCTCCTTCTTTTTCAAAGGCAAAACGTGCACCTTTTATTGAAAAATAATAATGTATATTTCTATTACCTCTAAATAAAAAAATGTCTTTATTTAATTTTGCTCTATTTTCATTTACAGATACTTCGTAGTTGTATTTAATCAAATTAACACATCCCCTTCCTATTCTGTATAGTAAATTCTTACTGTTCCGTTACTTAGTGCTGAGTAATGACTTTTATCGTATGTTGATTGAATACCAAAGCCTTTTATCGTTCCGCTTTTAATTCCATTTAAAACAGTCGAATCTGTAATTGTAACTGTTCCTTTTTTGCCCCATGCTAGTGATAGTGTTTTATTACAACTAGCATAAAAACTAGGTGTTGAACTAGGTCTTCCAGAATATGTATGTGCTTGAAACACATGAGAAGTTGATGCAGAATAACCTATATCGCTACTTCTAGTCACATCTATTTCAACTTTTGTTATATTCTTGCCTTTCACTTCAGCAAATTGTGAACCATAGAACCAATAACCATTACAATCGCCATAACCCCAATCACCTTGTCTACATTTTCCTCTACCTTCCCAGTTATTGTATTTTGAACTTCTATAAGTGTCTGCATATTTTGGTTTAAATGTTTCAAATCTAGTTGTTGTTGGGTTGACAGTAGTTGTATTTGAACCGCTATCTTTTGAAGATGCAAAAGTAACTCCAGTAGAAATTATTTGTCCATTACCACTTGTAAATGTATTATTTCCTCCACCTGCTTGTTGTCCTGGATATAACACAATTTTTGCTCCTGTACCAGCATTCCACGAATTTCCAGTCGAAAGACCAGAAGATGATTGACAATACAATTCAGTCATCGAATAAGTTCTACAATTATATTTACAACCTACAAATGATATATTTTCCATATACACTTTTGATTTTTGAGTTGCTCCAACTCCTACAGAATTGGAATTTACACTGTCGCCATAAACTTTTAAGTTATATAGATTTACGTTAGGGCAATCAGAAAATATAGTAGTATAATAATAACTTCCCACATTATAACTAGTATAAGGCATTATAGAACCCATCGTAGTGTCTGTGGTACTATTACCCCCATAAATACTGTATTTGGCATTATTATATATACTTCGTATAGTTCCTTTTATTGTGTTACCACATAGAAATATATTGACTAGTCCATTTGCATGTCTTCTCAACTCAAGATTTTCTGTTGTATTTGAAGTTAGATAGATTTCTACTGTAAAACCATTAAGATTCAACGGTAAATCATCTAAATATTGTGAAATTGTTTCTCCACTTGATACATAGATAGTTTTATTTTCAGAAAGCGCAGGTGGAATATCTGCTGATATCAAAGTATCTACATTTAAAGAATCACATGTAAAATTACCTCTTACATTTAGATCCAAAATATCTAATTCACCTTCATCAGTAATTTTCCAACCAGAACCTTCCATTAATCCGTTGATTAATATTTTCTTAGCTGACAATTGAATGTTAGAAGATGCTATTGCTTGTATTAAGCTATCAGTCAAAGTTATGCTTGAACTTGTAGAGCCTTTTTGCACTATCCATTCAAATTTTTCACTTGTTTGGTTAGCTATAGATATTGCAGTTTCTGCTTTATTATTAGCCTCCCAACTACTTAGATATACAGGAGTAGTAAAAGCTATCGAATTATCTGTATAAGTAATTTTATTAACTTGCCATAAATATTTATCTGTCTGATAAGCTGGAATATATGTTGTCCATCCTGTAGATGAAGTACTTGGAGCTGATGTTTTACTATAGTGTACATAGTATAATATCTGCACTTGTTTTACACCAATACCTTCACTACCTTGGTCACCCTTAATTTTAGCCCAAGTATAACTACCTACATCATGTGAATCACTTGGATTAAAATCTGTATAAGTTCCGATATAAGTACCTACAGTTTCACCGTTATAGGATGTAAAAGTTTGGCCACCGTCATTAGAATATTTAATGTGTAGATAGCTTGTTTTTCCATCTGTCCCAACTCCAGGTATTCCTCGTTCTCCCTTTTCACCTTGTAAACCTTGGAATCTATACCAAGTATATTTATTAGGATCGGTGCTATCTGAAGGGTCAAAGTCCACGTAAGTTCCTATATAAATATTAGGTGTTTCTGACATTTGGTCAGATGAAGTAGGGTTAGATACACTAGAATATTTTATATGGAAATAAGATGTTCTCCCATCTCCGTCTTTACCAGGAACTCCCTGTTCTCCCTTTTCACCTTGTAAACCTTGAAGTCCTCGTTCACCTTTATCCCCTTTAGCCCCAGTAATACATACAGGGTTGCCATAAGTTTTATCTCCTTTATTTGTTACATACACATCTCTTAACCATATGTACTTACCCGATTGTGGGGCAGGGGCAGTTGTAGACCAAGCACCTCCAGTTGCAGAAGTATTACTGTCAGATAAATAGAATTCGTTATAAGTTTCTTTTATAGAGCCATCTACTACAGTACTAGTGCTTGTTACAGTGGACTTAATACCATCCACTGTTTGTTTTAATTGGGATGCTTTTGTAATAGCAGCCTCTGCTTTTGAATTAGCGTCATTGGCTACCCCTTCTATAGTACCAACATTTGTCTCAATTCCATTTACAGTTTGAGATAATGTTGAATATAGAACTTTTAATTTAACTTTATTCCCTTCGGCATCTTCTACAAATCCATCAGCAACTAAAGATTCAATTTTCCCATTTTGTTCATCTACTATAAGTTTTGTCTGACGTATTTCTGGAATTTTTTCCCCATCTATATATAAAACTCCATCTTCATCTAAATATAAAGTCGTTTTTTCTCCATTATTCGTAAGAATATTTACTATGCTTTTTATATCTGCATCTAATTTACTGTCACTTACAGCTTTAATTTGTTCTTTCAGATTAGTCTGTCTTTCATTTTCTAGTATTCTTTTGACTTCATTATAATTTTCTGAATAAGTGGCATGCGCCTTTTCTAAATCATATTTGTCATCTTGTGTTATTTTTCTATTTGTTATTACTCTTTCAAGTAAAGAAACAAGTTCATCATAACTAGAGGAGAAATTATCATGCTCTCTAGTTATAGTCTCTATATTGCTCATAATAATCCCTCCTATAATTTCTTAGGTCTAGCACAGAATAGTATCTTATCTGTTTTGTTTTCTGTTATCAATCTTGTCTTCACACCGTTTTCACATTGAGTAGATTCTATTGTATATACCGAACCACCATCTTCTGTTTTTTTAATAACAATAGCTGCATGTGAGCAATTCATATAACGACCGTTTTCTTTGTTATCTCTATCCCAAAATACAATGTCTCCAGGCTCTAAATTGCTGAAATTTATTATATCTACATCATGTAAAACCCAACCGTTCTTAACACAATATTCAGCTTGCTCTGCTGCAGTACGAGGGAATGTAAACGCCCAACTATAAGCAGTATTACGTTTTAGACTTGTCATCTTGTGGTTAGCATAAGGGGAATGGTCATAATCTAATCCCATATATGCAAATTTTGTTAGTGTACTACAGTCTATTTGTGCCTTTTTTCTGCTCGAATCGTACCATTTATCTAGATATTTAGCTGGATTCGAATATGATGCGGGTGTTTTTACTGCTGTTGTAGAATATTGTCCCCTGTATTCAAGTCCCGTTTGATTAAGGTATGTTTTTGCTATTTCTGCTACCTTTTCTCCACCTTTAAAAGTATAAGGGTCTGCATATCCTTCGCCCTTGTCTACTGACACAGAGCCGTAATATTTATAATCTATTGAACTATTTACATTGGCCATTATTGTGATTTTATATCCAGTGTTAGGTTTTGGTACTAGTTGCCCAGCAATACAATCTACGCCCTCAAGATAGCAAATTTTACTTTGTGAGTAACTTATTTCATCTGCAGTAGTAAATATCATTCTAGCGTAAAAACTTTTATCTACATCACTTTGCAGTTTAAATGTAAGTGATTTTATTGTCATTTTAGGCCAAGTGTAAGTTTTTGTGCTTTCTAATACGATATCTATAACTTTACCTTCACGTTTCGATGCATTGCTATCGTCATCGTTCCCACCGCCAGTGCTACCACTATCATCTTTCTTTTTATAGCCGATAGGGGTAGCTAGTAATTTTTCTTTTATTGCATCATAAAAAACACCGATGCTAGTATCATCCTTAAAAGAATAACCGTCATTGGTGTAATTTGAGTTTAATACACTTGTATAAGTTTCTAATTTACTAGAAATATCTAATAAAAATACATTTTCTTCATTGTCACAGAATGTTTTAATTTCAGTGTTAAATGCATCTATAGAAGTATTTACAGTTGTATAATCTGCATAAGCAGTTCCAACATGTAATTCCTTTAATATGAAAATCGGTGTATTTCTATATTTTGTTTTTAAGATATTTGTAAGAGTTTTAATTCCTGTTATACCTTTTTCTGTTAGATCATTCAATCCAAAATGAACAAGTGCATAAGGTGATGAACTTGGATAAACTTTATCATCATCTTCAAATAGCCCCTCTACTTTATTTGACAAATTATTGTTGTCATCATAAAAATCATATGCATTTGCTTTTCTAACAGCTTTTATATACACTTCATTCATATCTGTCTTGTCGATAATAGGAGTGTCCTCCACATTATTGTTATCAGCTTCGACAAGGTCATAAGGTCGTAAACAGAATCCATATTTATAGATATCATTGTATACTGGCATATACCTTATAGCCTTTGGCCAATAATCCCACTTTCTAGCATGAGCTACCATATGTGTTCCGTTTTCTTTACCGCAGTAAATTAACGTATGATGTGTAAAGTTCTTTGCCATAGCTTTCGCTCTAGTTAATGTTGTAGGACATTCATTATTGCACATCATTATAATATCTCCAGCTTTCATATTTTCTATAGATGTTTTAGTGATTTTAAACATTTTATACCCATCTTTAGCCGTTGCATATTTAACCAATGTACCATATGCACAATATGAATCACTATGAAATATACTTTTTAGTCCAGCTTCACCATAGCAACAAGTAACCATAGAACTGCAGTCATAGCAAATCGGATTCTTAATGCCATAGAATGTCCCACTACGTTTATTTGGTTTCTTGAAGTTCCATGTTCTGTATGATTGGTCATACGTAGCCAATTTGTCGGTGTGTTGTTGTACTATAGCTTTTGCAGTGTCAACTATTATTTGTCTTGTATCACTTGAACTTGCTTTGCCTGTTCCTTTTGGAGTAGATACACCTACTCCATATCCTAGCTTATTTCCTTGTGCATCTTTGTAGTAAGGTAATTGACCATCTACTACTTTGTACCAACATAGATATAGCTCTACGTTGTTCGGTGTTCCTAATCCTTTTTGGTCTTTAAGTGTTTGTCTGTAAGCTGCAAAATCAAATTTTAGGCTATCTAATTCCTCATAAACTTTCAATTTTGTTTGATTCGATTGAGAACTTAAATAGTAAGAATCAACAAATGTATATCCGTATTTATCGCACACATATTTTGATACTATCCAGTTAAGTGAACCTTGTCCCATGTTATTAGCTACTAATCCAGCAAATATGTTTCCGTGTGCATAATCTATGCATTGTCTCAATTCCCAACAGCCGAATCTTATTTGATTTAAGATATTTCTATCGACTGTAATTCCACTTAAAGTAGCATTCCCTCCTTTGTATGGAGTCATGTTGGAATAAGATGGAAGGAATGTTTTAGTTGTGCCATCTATATATTTTATGGTTTGAGCTTTATTCCCCCACTCTTTGAAGTACGTACTTCTTTCACATTGCATAAGGCCGTAGCCACCATTACTACCAGTAGTACTGTAAGGGTCACCCCTAGATTCTCCCATTATAACTGCATATACTAAGTTGGGGTCTAATCCAAATTTTCTAGCATAATATTCAACTATAAGATATAACTTATATTTATTTCCTGTAGATGATAAATTATTAAGATTTGCTTTATTTTGGTATTTGCTTATGTCATATTTTTCATATAGTGCTAATGCTTCTGCATATTCGTCATTAGCTGGGTCTGTAGTTGAAACTGTATTAGATTTTTTTATTTGATAAAATCTATCATCACCAAGCCATACACCATTTTTATAATCAGTTATATAAATAGGGTCGCCATCATCACCTTCATCAGGCGGAGTTGGTTTAGGATTAATAATATTGCTAATTTCATCAAATATTTTATCAATTTCTTCTTTTTCTACTCCCATTTTTTCAAGATATTCTCTTATTTTTGCAATATCCTCGTCGGTTAAGTCCCCTACACCTATACCGCCAAGAAATTCAATTATTTCTTTTATTAAATCATCACTTTTTGTAAGATTTTTTATTTTACTTTTTACTTCTTTATAATTTGCTAATGTACATTTACTTTTTTTTGCCCAATCGGTAAATGATATTTCTAATTCTGTTACCCTAGCTTGTAAATGTAATGGTTTTACATAATCATTATCTATAACATAAACTGTATCACCTATATCAATGTCATCAGAAAAATAAATTATATTTGTTTCATAGTCAAGTTGAGGTTCTTTTCTTCGTTGTAACTCTTTCCATGTTTCATTTAGAAGGTCTGCTTGGTTGCTAGCATCACATTCATAAACGCCCATTATGTAACTTCCATCATCGTTGTGAAAATACATATGAGCTTCTTCATCTGAAACAAAATCTTGATTAAGAGGTTTATCAGCTGGATTTCCGTTAGCTGTTAACCATTCAACATTTCTAAAATCAATTCCGTTTTGGCCATATCCAATTAAAGCACTACAAAATTCAGATAAATCTTCTTTTTTCTTAACGTTATCTACGTTTTCTGAATACTCAAATCTTTCATGTGTAACTTTTCCTCTTTGTCTATAGACATTTATATATTGTTTATAGACTTTATTGTTTTTTATTTCCACCGTAAACTCTATTTCTATATTGTAATTTTCAAGATTATCTTGTATTACAGTATAAATAGGTGTTGGCTTTTCAATATTAATACTTCTAAATTCATTGATTTGAGGATCTACATATCCAAGTTCAAAACTTGAATCTTGTAAAATCAAATTAAAAAATGTAGTTACGTCACCTTGTAAAATACTTTTTCTAACAACTTTATTTAAAAGTTCAAGTCCAATGGTTTCGCAATAACAAGTTTTCTTGATTAGACCATCAGAATGTTCGCTTGATGTATTTATTGTTTGAAATAATTTTGTTTTATTTTTATATTTAAAAGCAATAAAACAGCCCTTTTGTAAACTCGAAGTTCTGCTATTTGTCACTGTAGAAAATTCAAAACTTTCTGCTCCTGTATTTAAATAAATTTTATAAATATCATCAAAAAAAGGACTATTTGGATTAGCCCCGTTATTAGATAGCACGTCTATTATTTTTTTATTTCTATTTAGAATATATATTTCAGTAACTAATTCCAACTAATCCAACCACCTTTCATTAAAAATTATAGAACTTGTAATATCTGCATCACTTGAAATTTTTAAATTGTATTCGCCTGGGAGGATTTCAAAGAAATTACTGCCTATATCAACATGTTCCATGTTTTTTACATTATTTATATAAACCTCATTGTTAGCAAAATCTACTTTTAATGTATCGCCTTGCTTAAATATAGTAGTATCAATATTTTCATCTTCTCCATCTTCATTTAGTTTTTCTATAACTAATCTATTAAAAGTCATAGTATCAACAACTTTTTTATCAGCATATTTCCCAAAGAAGATAACAATATGATTTAAATCACCAAGAGGAAATTTGTCACTCTTCATTCTTTCACTTGGCAATGTTTTTACTATTTCTCCAGCTTCATTGTATTTTACTACTTCTGCATACCACTCGTTATTTTCTCGTCTTACTGTAAAATGGCCTTTAAACTCGTTCCAATTACCTGTTTTACCACTTCGAGGGGTTTTTTTCGTAACAGTTAAACTGTCATCAGAACCACTTGTTGTAATTATTGGGTCAATCTTAGGTATATTAAATTCTGAATCCTTTAAAAACTCTACATTTCCAATTTGCACAAGTGGATAAGTAGCTTCGAAGTATTCATTTTCGTCACAAATCATAACTTTGAAAAGTTTATTACCTTTTTGATCTAATCCATAACATTCTACAATACCCATTTTATCTTCTGCAGTATCAACTTCTTTATCCGTTTCTATCTGAACTTTATCCCCTTCTATAATGTAATCGGTGTAAACATATCCGGTTTGCCCTTTATAAGTTGCTTTCGTATACTTTCCTTGTTTACTATTTGGGTATACAACAATACAAGTACCTTTCGGAATTGTAGCTAAAAGTTTTGCTTTTTTGCTTCCAGTTGCTCTTAAAGATACTGATTGCTTTGTGTAATAATTTGCTGTTGTTACTGTAACTTTTTTCAAACCGGTTGAAATTTTTATCCATCCAGTTTGACTACTATATGTAGTTTTTATCCATCCATTTACAATTTCATCTGCAGTTAAATAAACACCTTTTTTTATACTTAGCAATGTTTTACTGCTAGAAAGTCTTTTTTCCTTTAGTTTTACAGTAGTAGATGTTACTTTGTATTTAGTCTTTTCTGTTACATTAGTAGAGCCAAACTCGTTATATTCAAGTTTACCTGTACTGTCATGATAAAAATACATACTACATTCGAAATCAGTAACATTAGAAGGTAAATTATATCTTAATGCAGGCCCATGCCAATCGTCCCCACTGCCATAATCAGCCGCCTGTATACACCAACTAGAGCCACCATCATTTGGTTGAATAGTACCAGTTATAGTTCTTTTAGCATCAACTTCCCCTGTTACTGATACAAATTTTTCTGTAGTTTCACAAGGTTCATCAACAATAGTAGAATTTTTTTCTTTCTTTTCGTTAACTAAACTAGGATATTCACCAACAAGTATTGCTTTTCCGTCTTGACCATCTATTTGGCAATATGTTGCTTCACCGTTGAAATCAACTTCTACTATAGCAGGAGTGCTTGTATTTCCTTCGTTTGTAACAGTTATCTTTTTTCCACCATTGAAAATCTTTGCATCACTGTTGTGCGAAAAAGGTATTGGGCATATAAATGATGTTTTTATTCTTCGCATACCTTTAGTAATTTTTTCTTTTGAAAACTTGCCGTCAGGAATTGCTAGATAAACTCTTTCATTGTCATCTATAACAAGTTCTTTTTCCTCAGAAACATCAAATATAGATGATAAAGTATCAATAATATCTTTACAATCTTCTTCTGTATCTGATTTTATATCAAAAGTAATCGTTATTTCTTTATAATCATATTTTGAATTTTGATAATATCGTCCGTTTTTAGATGGAGGATCTAAAAAGTTATTTACTCTTTCTGACATCAAAGTTGTATCTATCGAAATAACTTTGACAAACATTTCTAAATCAATGTTATTAAACTTAAACACTTGTTATTCCCTCCAATCTATTTAATCTTTTTTCATCTCGTTTATTTTTTTCATCGATAGGTTTTGCAATTATATCTACAACTTTTACTTTATCCATGTTAGCTTGGACTTGTATAGGTCTATCACTTATATCTCCTATAGTTTCTTTCAAGGTTTCACCTAATGAATTAGCGATTTCTTTTACTGTATTATTGCTTACACTATTTATAATTCTAAGATTACTATTATTACTAGCTTCTAATGAAAACTTAGTTGTTTCAGATTGAACAGCCATTTTCATTGCATTTTGCATTTCAGCAGTTACATTTTTAGCTGCTTCATATACTTGTTTTGATTTGTTTTTTAAACCGTTAATTAAACCTTCGTCCATGAATTCACCATATTCTGTAGTAACTCTTGAAGGAGAATTTATTTTAGCAGTCTTTTTCATTTCTGCATTAACTTGATTAACAAGACTCCTTGCCGCACTAACTGCTCTTGATGTACCACTTTGAATACCTTGAGTAACACCGTTAGCCATTTGTTGACCGATTTCTCTTGATTGAGTTCTAGCAACATTTTTCATGCTTATCATTTGTCTTGTAAAGTTATTTCTTGCTTCTCTTGATTGAGTAGTTATAACTCTTTTCATTGATATCATTTGAGATGTAACAGCATTTCTAGCAAGTGTAATCTGTGTTCTAGATACATTTCTAATTGATATCATTTGAGATGTAAGTTTATTCCTAGCCTCTGAAACTTGAGTTGATATAACATTCTTCATGCTTATCATTTGTGATGTAACAACATTTCTAGCATTTGTAATTTGATTACGTATTATATTACTAATAGATAGAAATTGGTTTCTTACTATATTAGATACATTTAAGCATTGATTTCTAGCTACGTTTGATATACTTACAAATTGATTTCTTGCTATATTTGCACATCCAACTAAACTAGTTCTTAAATTATTTTGTAATGATGTAAATGCTTGAGAAATTGAATTTGAAACACTTTGTACTGTTGTCTGTAAAGCTGTTAATTGTGTTTGTAATGCTTTTATTTCATCTGTGTTCATACTAGAAAGTTTAGAATTTATTTTGTTACTATTAGAATCTTTGCTAGTATTAAGAGGTTTTTCATTACCAGTCTTTTCATCAGCATAAGATTCCCCTGTAAACCAATTTACTAAACCTTGTATTATACCGGTACCACCTTTGCTAAAATCAGGTTTAGAACTAGTAATCCAACTTGTTATTGCTTGCCAAAGTTCTGATGCTCTACCAGTAAATCTGTCAGTTAAGTTTTCAATAAAACTATCAATAAAAATATCTGCAAAGCTACCAGTTAAAGATTTTATTTGTTCACTTCCTTCTACCCAGGAATTCATTGCTGAAGCAACTGCATCTAAAGCATCATGTATATTGTCTGAATTGTTTTTTATTCCGTCTCTTAAAGCATCTAAAATTACTCTACCAGCTTCTTCAACTTCTGGAGCAACATCTTTTACAAATTCTGAAATTTGTTTAATAGCACTTGAAATACCTTCTCTTATATCGCCTTTACTATTTATAATTCCTTGACAAATTTGATGTATAATTTCTTTGCCGATAGCTAATACTCTACTTAATCCGCCTTGAGTTATAAAAGTATTAATTCCACTAAAAGCTTGTTGAATCGCTCCTGATATATCTGCATTTCTTATATATCCAAGCATATTATCCAATGCCTTTTTAAAATTTTCAAATGTATATAAGACCTGACCATCTTCTGTAGTACCTTCTTTATTTCCACTTCTCCAAACACTGAAAAATTCAGCTAATTTTTCAGAAGTAGATTGAATAGCTGGTTTTAAAAATTCAAATCCTTGTATCGCAACATCTTGTAAAGCAGATGATAAAATTAATAATTTATTTTTAGTTGTTTCATCCATAGCTTGCGCCATTTTTTCAGATAATCCAGTCACTAAATTTAAATTATCACAATATAATTTGAATTGTTCGTCAGATAAACCACATATTTCATTTATTTCATCTAGGGAATCAGATAAACCTAAGTTTGTTAAAATTTGTTCTCTAGTTGATTTATCCATATCTCCAAATTTTTCTCTTAATTGAGTTAAATTTGCAATTAAATCTATTTGGCCAGTAGAAGCACTTTTAGCAGACATGCCATACTCTTTTAACACTTGATTAGCTTCCTTAAGTGACATATCTGGATTTAACTTATCTATTATTTCTTGTTTAGAAACAACATCTTTTAAACCTTTAGCATTGTCTACTATTCCTTTTGTATTCTCATTGATCATGTCACAAGTAGCACTATAGTCAAAAGCGTCATCATTAATTTCTTTATAAGTTAGTCCCAGTTCTTTAAATTGCTTTTTCTGAGCATTTGTGGGATTTCTCATTGCATCTAATACACCAAACAAGTCTTCAACATTTTTTGATGTTACTTTTGCATCAGACCCTAATACTTGTAAAGCTAAAGCCATATCCTGTGTAGTCATGTTAAATGCAGCACCTAGATATTCTGTTTGACTTAAAACTTCTTTTAAGTTATTTATTCTTTTACTACATTCTTTTCCAGTAACTCCTGCTTCTCCTAAATTTTGATTCCAATAAGAAACCGTTTGAGTAGAGTTTTGTACACTATCAGTTAAACTATCATATGCATCATCTGTAGCATTAACAATTGATAGTAAACCTGTCATACCTGTTTTACCAGCTAAATCTTTACATGCAGCTGCTTGTTCAACTAAAGGTAATGATTTTAAACTACTTCTTAAATTTCTTAATGTTTTATCTAAGTCAACTGAACCATCTTTTGCAGTAATAAGTTCTATTCCGTATTTTTCCATGGCCTTTGCTACAGTATCGGTAGGTGCACTTAAATTTGCCAATAGTGTTCTCATTGCAGTACCTGCACGACTTCCCTTTACTGATGAATTCGCCATAAGGCCGATAGCAACTGATAAATCATCCATAGAAACGCCCAATGTCCCAGCTACTGAACCGGCATACTTCATTGTTTCCAATTTTTGTGATTAACCATAGGCTCTTTATCCTATGCTCTATATGTTTCCATATAGTTTAGACTATATCTTTCATTATTCAATCTTGAATAAATCACTCCTGTTCGTGGATATTTCACCATGCAAAACTGTTTAGGTTACTTTATCTAGTCGTTACACCTTACTTACATTTCTGTAAAGTCTTGGCTCGGTATTAACATATTGAATATTAATAATCAATACTCAACTTAGCCTTCACCGAATTAAAGAGTTTTTACATGGGCAAAACGTCTACCCATTAATTCAACAGTTGTATTACTACGAGTAATAGTTGCTGCCATATAATCTACGAAATTTGATGCTTGAGATGCAGACATGTTCATTGCAGTTAAACCATCCATTATCTTATATCTAGGCTCTTTATCCTAGAACTCTTATTTTCATAAGAGGATGGGACTATATCATCACCTTCAACTTTACTTGTTAAGGTGTTCGGCGCTCGTGGGAGAAATTATTATTCGCCTATTCATTCTCCTAGTCTCTGAACCTTCCATGTACTTTTATGGCTTTCCATGGCTTGGTTGCTGATTAGCATATTAATTATTAATTTGTAGTATCAATATTAACTTAGCTTTCCAGCAATTCACCGAATGTTTTTTGAATAGTATTTCTACTAAACCGACCAATTTTTTAGTCACGATATCACTGGCAGTGCCGAGTTCAGTGGCACCGATGGTAGTTAAATTTAAAACATCTTGTATTGACGCAAGAGACTCTTGTAATGAAAATCCTGCCATACCCATATAGCTAAAAGCTTCACTCACCTGTACACTGGTGTACCTAGTGGTTGCTCCGTATTGCCTAGTTGTTTCTGTTAAGACTTCAATATCTTTTCCAGTAACACCCATAATTGCTGATACACGAGCCATTGAACTTTCAAATTCAATAGCATCTGCCATTAAGGAACTGAAATCAAAATTAAAATCTGTAACTTGACTAAAACAATCTAAAATAGTATTTGTTGCATTTTGAACTATATCTACAACAGGCTGTAATTTTTCAGATATATTTTGCAAGTTTTCAAAGAAATTCTGTTTACTAGCATCATATAGTTTTGAAAAAGCAGTTATCATTGTAGTTACTGCTGCAACAACTCCAGCCGCAACTGGTCCAACAATTCCACTTAAAGCTTTAAAGGTATTTGAAAATGTTCCAACAATAGAACTCATTTCTCCAAATACTTTGCCAACACCACCTAAATCAGCAAAGGCATTTTTAAGTTCATTTAACTGACCTTCAACTTGGTCAGATTTTAATTCAACTTCTATAACAACTTTTCCATCTGCTGCCATACCCTCACCTCCTTTTTAGGCATAAAAAAAGAACACCGAAGTGTTCTGCAAATTAATTAATCTATTAAATCATAATAAGATTCAGACTTTTTAAGATAAGTATTATATTCATCTAAACAATGGCGATAACTTGTATCAAATTTATCTACTCTTTTACTTTGAAAATAAACATAATCGTTATATGCTTTCATAGATTTATTTAAATAATCAAAAGTTATAGCAAAATTATTTTGTTCATCTTTATAACTTTCTTTTAGATTAAGATTTCTTATTTCATTACTTAATCCTTTTGTATTATTAAATATTTTTTTTGATATCTTCCCGCTTATACCACTGTTTATTAACTCTATACTATCATCATAAAGTTTATGATATTTTGAAAAAAGTTTTAATGTTTCACTATCACTTAATACTTGATTTTCTTCAATATTAGAATTTTCTATAGCAACACTGCTTTTTTTATTAGTTATTGCACTAATTGCAGCAATTATTATAGCAATACTTAAAAAAGCTATTATTACAATAAAAATGTTTTTCATATTGGACCCCGAGTTTCTTCTCATACTATACTCCCCCCTATAATAATATTATAGTACAAAAACATAACTATTGTCTTAATAATTCTCTAGGATCTTCACCTTTCAATAGCATTTCTGTTATTAATGCTTGTTTTTCCTTTTCCTCTAATGACTGAGGTAAAGCATAAAGTTTTTTCATTTTTCTATAGAAATTCTTTTGCTGTTTATCTTGTATCTCAGATAAATCAATACTTCTATATTCTAATATTTTTATGAATTTACAATCACTTGATAAAGAATTAAATAATGCTTTAAATTTCCACCAGTGTAATCCTTCAATATCTTGTAAATCAATGTGATAATCATGCATAAATGCACTATAAATGTAAAAATCATCATGTTCAAAGCTATAGATAATTTCATTTTTACTAGAGTTTTCGCTCTTTTCTGAATCTTCGTTAGTACTAATAATTTTTTTCCCACACTTATAAAATAATAACATTTCTTCAACAAATTGATTAATATTATTATTATTAATATATTTAATTGTATCTATTTCATAACCATAATATAGTTGTAGAGCCTCATCTGATTTTTCTTTTTCACTAATATTATTATTTAACATTAACTGTTCAAATAAAATAGAAGTGCGAAAATCCCAGTTAATTGGATATCGCACTCCTTCTATTTCAACTTCAATAGGTAAAAAATCGGTTAAAATACTTATACTCATTAGTTATATTTTTTCTTATTTCTTTCAATAGCTCTACGTTGTTGTCTATTAAGAGAAATTTCTTCCTCTCCGAATACTTCTTCAGAAATAGTAGTAACAGATTTTAATTCTGTTGCAAGTGCTTTATCTTGTTCTAATTTAGCTTTTGTTAATTCCTTTATAGCTGTAGTACATTTCATTAAATTGCATTTACCTGAAAAAATATCATAAGTTTTTTCCTCACCGAACAATTCTTCAAACAAGCCAATTATGCTTTCACAATATTTTCTAGCACTTTCAATAGGAAAATCTTTATCATCTTTAGCTACTTCTGATATTTTATTGTTTGTTTCTGAAAAAACTGATTCAAAAAATTCTTTTTCATCTAAATCTAAAAAATCAAATTCTAATTCCACACCTAATATATTAAATTTTGTATAATCGTTCATATTTTAACCTCCCTAATTTTAATTAATTTACAGTATTTTCTTTAGCAGTATTACTTTGAGTTGCTGCTTGAGTTGCTGTAAAAGTTTTTGTTGAAACATTAAAAGTACCTTGAACAACTTTTCCTATAGCATTTAAACTTCCTTCAACTTTTATTTTTTCGCCACCATCACCACTAAATTTAGAAACTTCGTTTGAAACTCTAAATTTTCTTGCTTGATAAGTTCCTTCACTTCCTGATACAGGATCATACATATCTACACGAACAAAATCTCTTTCTGCAGCTGTTCCAACTTCGTGATTTCTACCAGTTGACCATAAATTTTTTATTCCTTTTTCATCTGGTATCATTTCAGAAACATATGGAAATTTTGTTTCATATTTTGTTACAGAAGTAGAAGATGTTTCATCATTTATATAACAAGTTGTATCAGTTTGTGCTCCAGGTTCTTCATCTAAACTTTCAAACCCATATCCTAGTAAAACATATTCTTCTGCTTCACTAGTACCTACATTTAAGTAGTCTGCAACATCTTTTCTCATTAATGCCATAATATTAACCTCCTTCTATACAATCCTTTTTTTATATACTAGTTTCATTTGAATAACATAGATTGCTTTATTCGCACTCATTTGCTCGACATATCCATGTGTTAATACTTTTATTTCTTCAGCTATAAGTGGATAATTTAACTCTGGTAAAATTCCTTCATTATTTTGAGTTTCTACCCACTCTGCTAATTTTTCATAAAAACTAATATTTTTTTCATTGTTATATGCTTCAACACTTTCTCTGCTAGTAAAATCAAAAATTAATTGCCTTTCAGTAGAACCATCAACATAAGTTTTTAAAATAGTTTCTGAAGGCGAACCATCGACTGAATAAGTGCCTATTTCATCACCTATATAATCAGCAGAAATAGGAGATTTATCGTCTATTAGAGGGCATTTTAAGAAAAAATCTATTATTTTATCTGTAATAGTTCTGTTTTCTATTTTATCTAAACTAATTGTCATTTACTTGCTTTCCCTCCTATTGTATTTGCAATTTCATTTACTATTGCATCTCCTTCATTAACCCACATACGATTTATCCATTGTTTACCCCTTTTACCGCCACGATTTAAACCTTCTCTACCCATACCTCTGTTAGTATAGTAGTTAATAGCAGCATATGACTTTGTACCCCCATGATAACTAGCATATACAATACTTTTTTTGTTTTCTTGAGCAGTATTTTTTAAATCTCCTGATAAATAAGGTACGTATGGGTCGGCTTTTGTTCTTACTAGGTTTACGAGTTGTTTTTGCGCTCTATTTATTTTACTTTGATTTACAATTTTGTCATAGTCTATATTAACAGTAACTTTTGCTTTTAAAGTTGCCATTTTACTCACATCCTAGTTCAAAGTGTTTTGTTAATTCACACTTAGTAACATTGATGATTTTAACTACATCATCATAGTTTTTTTGAATATCATTAAACTCTTGAGAATTTGTAATTTCAATGTCATGTATTCCTTTTAAGAGAATATCTTCTCCTTCGTTGAATGTATAATAATTACTTTTATCTTCAAGTTTACTAAATTCTTTAGGACCTATGTAAGTTTTACCTTCATAAGTCCCATAATTTACAAAAACTAATATTTTATTATCTATATCCGCAGATGAACCGGTTGTCTTTAAAAATTTAACTCCTGTAGCTTGTTGCCAATCGATACCCGTTAAATAAGTTCGGTGATAAATGGGTTTTCGATTTTCATCTAAAGATATATTGAATAAAGTTGCACTGTCTTCGTTATATCCGAACACATTTACCACCTAACCTCTCAATTTAACTACTGCTACAGGTAAAAGTTCCTTGATCTCGTTAGTTATATCATAAGCACCGCTAGAACTAACACTTTCATCAAATGTAGTTTTCTTATTTCCTTGAGAAATTGATTTGACACCTCTCACACTTGAATAATTAACTGCATTAGAAATTAAAAGAAACAGAGCAGGTTGATACTCTGTTTCTAATTGTTCAGCTGTTATAGTTCTATTAAGTCTATTCTTAAAATAAAGTAATAGCTTTTGAGTAGCAAGTTGTTTATGAATGACTAAACTTGATTCGCTTTCGTTAGGAAACTTTTCTTGTAATATTAAATCCAAGTTAGTCATTTAAAACAACTCCTATCCTTTAGAAATTATTCTCTAGAAATTACAATTAAAAAATTACCCTCTAGAAATTATCCTAGCTATAGGAATTGCTTTATGGTTGATATATTTTTTGCTTGAACCATCCATATTACTTACTAATTCCCAGTTAACTCCTTTTTCTAACTCGGCAGTAGTTGGTGATTCAGATGCCATAGATGATTTTGTAAAGCTTATACCATATGGTGCAAAACATTTTCTTTGTCTACTATATAAGGTATCTTGTCCACCATTTTTAGATGGATTTCTATCAGTTTCACTTGGAACTCTTACACCTGCATCTGTGTATTCTATAGCACCTTCACCTAAAACATATGTAGTATAAGAAGTATATGCAGGTAATTTTACTACATAATCATCATTAGCAGGAGTATATCCAGCAACAGTTGGAGTTACTTCAGCTTTATTTATTTGGGCTCCAGTAGCACTACTTGCAACTACTTTTAATGCACCTTCAACAGTTGAATCAACTTTCATATATTGTTCTGCTACTTCTTCAGTAGGCATTGAGTCGTCAATCACCACTAATCTACCATTTAATGTTGCTAATCCTAAATCTCTTTGAACACCGTTTTTATCAGTGTATTTTAAATAATTTAGTAAGTTTAAGTTTTCTAAATTAGTTGCTACAGCTGAATGCATTATAGCTAAAGAAAATTTAGATTTATTATCTCCTAATGCTCTTTGCATAGCAGTATTTAAAGTAGTTACGCCCATTGTATTTGCTTCTAACTCTTTAGTTATATCGGCAGTATGATTATCAACAAAAGGTTTATTTCCAGTACCAGTCATAGAGAAGATACCTTTTAATATTGATAAAATTGTATCTTGGTCTACTTCATCCCAGTAATCAACAACTTGTGCGGCTATATTTTCCATAAAATCTTCACCGCCAGTTATATCATAAGAGAAATCTCTTTCTGTCCATGCTTGAGATCTACCTACAACAACTCTTGAGTGCATATAAGTTTCTGTGTTTTGGGATGTTATATCAGTTTTACCATCATAATTTAAAGGAGTAGAACCACTTATTAAACCTTTAAGTGGAGTTACAACATAGTTTCCACCTACTTGGTCTGTCATTGCAGCTTTTAAATCATTTCTAGCTACTAAAGCTCTTGATTTTAATAATTCATTTTTTCTTAAGTTAGGCACTCTTTCAGTGTATTTATTAAATACTTCTGTATTAAATATTTTTTTATCAAATATACCAGGCATATAATTGCCCTCCCTTCTTATTCTTTATTAGCTGATGTTTGAACTCTAGACATTAAACTATCTATATTTACATCAGGATTTTCATTTGCTATTTTCATAGCCTCTTGCAAGGTAAGTGGTTTTTCTCCACTTCCTCCAGTACCTTCACCTTTTCCAGCACCAGGAGGATAATTATCTTGTTTTATATAAGTTTCTCTGTCTTTTTTAATTATGTTTTCTATTAAAGTATCGAATTTAGATAAATTATCATCAGATAATCTATCTTCTAATGAATCTGCAGTTAATAATTCAAGGATATCTGTATTCTTTTGATTTTCTTTTCTCCTTTTAGCAGTTTCATTAATTTTTTCTTGACGAGCAACTTTTTTATCCGCTTCTTGTTTTTCTCTTTCCATTTGAGCAACTTTTTCTTGTAAAGCAGCAATAACAGGATCTTCAATTTTATACAAATCAGGATATTTTTCTTCAATTACATCTCTGAATTGTTTTTCCCAAGTCCCTTTTTCTTTCATTGTTTTTATAACGGTATTTACATGTGTATCTTTTAAACTATCAAGATAAGCTATAAAATCAGCATTACTATCTGCTAATGTTTTAAAGTTTTCTAAAGTTAGTGCACTCGCTTTAATTTGCTTTTCAACATCAGTTCCTAACAATACTTCGTTTATGTTATCTTCATCGTCAAACTTTTCTACAAGTTTTAATAATTCACTTTTTTTCATATTAAATCTCCTTATCCCACTAACTCATAAATGAACCAGTGACATTTTTTAGTTTACCCTCGTTTCGGAGCATAAAAATAAGCCCTTTCGGACTTTTATTGTTCCTATTCAATTTTCAATTTATTCTCAAAGGTATAAACTATCAAGGAAAAATTTGTAAGCACCTTAAAATCTATTTTAGAAGGTCGAATTATGTAAACCTATCTTCTATTTCTTTTCCATTTAGTCTTTTTACTTATTCCTTGCATTCTTCTTACATAATTGCTAAAACTTTCTGACATCCAATCAAACGGAATCATGTAATTCACCTCCCCTGCTTTAGATAGTCCTAATAATTGTTTTATATCAAACATACTATTCCTTCTTTCTTTCTATCAATTCTGCTCTTTTTATATTCAATCTTACTACATAAACAATACTAAGTATTGATAGAACAATACTTGCTATCCAGTCTATAGCATTTGATAGATGTATATGAAGTATTGCTAATACTATTGAAAATATTGTGTATGCTAGAGCGTATACTCCTACAAAGGCATATATGCCTAAAAGGAAATCATAATCTTCTTTTCCATACTTATTTTTGCTCAACTTTGTAATTCTCCCATTTCTTATAAGCATCTATATACATTTCTTTTTTATCTCCGTTGTATGTACATTCATAGTACATTCCGTCAAATAAAGTTGTACTTAGTAATGCTTTATTATTTTGTAAAACTTTACAGCACCAAACCATAAATACATCATCTTTTGTTATTTGCTTGTTGTCTGATTTATCTAAATGATTATTAGTGTACTTTACAATTTCATCTTTACACCAATCTAAAAATTGTTGTTCGTTCATATTAAATCTCCTTATTTTCTTGTGAAAAATTTTTATATTAAATTATCTCCTGTATGTATTAATATATCATCCCATTCTTCTATTGTTGGTATTCCATATTTTTTACATATAGCATATTCTATTTGACATCCCCTTGCATTTTTCCAATCACCACCAAAATATGCAACATCTGCTTGTGAAAGTAATTGTATTGATTTACCTAAATAATAAACTGGTATATGTTTGTTAATTTCTCCAGGATAGTCTTGTAAAAACGAATCAATAATTTCTATATCGTCATCTAAACTCTTTTCTAAATTCATTTTTATAATGTTTCTAAATGCTAGTATTTCTTCATCTTTCCATCCTCTCATTGGTTGAGATATAAATACTTTTTTCATTAATATCCTCCTATTATCTTATAACTACAAAGTAACATTTACAGAAATTATGTTGCGGTATTAAATCATAAGCCTCTTCAGCGGTTAAAATAGTACCATGCATACTTTCACAATCATTGCATGTTCTTTCTTCTAAAACTGAACAATACATAAATTTTTTATCTCTATTACAATGAATAAAGATATCACTTGCTATTCTACTAAGCTCAGATATCAATATTCCTCTTGCTCTTTTTCTACTCATCTTTTGTCTTTGTGTTAGCCATGATGCAATATTATATAAATTCTTCTTATTATAAGCTATTTTCAATCTTTTTTTAGTTCGATTGTTTATTTTAGCCATATTGCTTTGTATTCTTTGCTTATACGTTTTACCTTCGTATTTTCTATTTAATATTTTCTGTTTTTCTTCATTGTCTACAAAATATCCAAAATACTCTACAATTTCTTCAAACATTTCATCAAAGAAGTTATCTATTAAATCTTCAAGCCATTCATCTTCGTTATTAAGCATTGATAGAACTGCTATAACAAGAAATCTTTCAGCGCTTTTGTAATCTTTTGATGTCTTTTCTATTTGGTAAGCAAAATTAGCAGTTTCCATCAACTCTCTAATCTGCTTATCTGTTTTATTCATCTTTTTAAGATATTTTTCAAGTTCCTGTTCGGCCTGATTATATGCTTTTTCCATGAAACTTTTAGTTTCTTCAGCACTTCTATTCTTCGATGTTTGCTTCTGTGTGTTGGTGTTTATCGCCATACAATTCACCTAAACTTTCATCTTCAAATTGCTGATTTTCTTCCATTTCTTTTTTGACTTGTTCCCCTTCTTGATGTGGATTGGTTATAAATCCAAATAAAGTTCTTGCTGTTTGATTAGAGATTACTCCATCTGGAACTTGACTAAGCATTTGAGCAGTAGAAAGATTATCTTGTGGTATATTTGGAGTGTAAATAATCTTAATTCTTTTATAATTAAAATCTCCTTCTTTCTTCATGCTTAAATACTCACATATAAATCTAATTCTATTTTTAAGTATATTTTTATGAGATTTTATCAATGTTGTACATTTATTTTCAAGAGAGATTAATCTACTTCTAAGAGTTATACCACTTAGATTAGATTGTAGTTTTTCATTGTGATTTATGTGACAGCCAATTTGATAAATTAAATCTATGTATCTATCAATTGTATTTTGTACAAAAGTATCATTTATATCTTTAATTAACCATTTAACTTTACCATCTTTTCCAACTTCTAAAATCCCTTTTGCTTTCATTTCTTCTAAATCTTCATCCTTTTCAAATTGACAATTTTCTAGAACCATATAAGCATTTCTAAAATCAGAAATTTCATTACCCATATCTGAGAGATTTGTTTCTAATGCATCTTGTAATCCAGCAATATCTCTTGCTAAGCTATCTTTATAATCTTCTGTACTTATAACACCTACAGAAACAGGTACTCGTTTAAATTTGTTATTGTCTTTACTTCTTATTTCTTCGAAATTGTCATTAAAATGATATATAAAATCTTTTGTATATACATCAATATATTTAGGCCTTGCAGATATTATTTTGCCATTTACTTCTACATCTTCTTCAAATTCAGCATCAAAGAAATGAACAAAGAATAAAGTTTCTCCATTATAATCTCTATAAGCATACCCTTCAGTTGGTTTTATAATTTTAGCTGAGAAATTACCGTCTGCATCTATGTAATATAATTCATATATTCTTGTAAATAAATTTAAATAATTCATTAAATGTGCATCGTGGTTTTCATCCCAATCATAAAAAATGTCTTTCATTTTTTCAATAAGTTGCATTTCTTCATCAGAAGTACTTTCATAAGTTACGGGATTTCCTACGGTATAGCTAGTTTCTTCTTTAACGAATTTCTTTATGAAATTAGTATTAATTTTTAAGTTAGATCTGGAGGTTATCATTTTATATTCTCTTAAAGCTTTACTTTCACCACAATAATATTCATATATTCGGTCATATTCCATTACTTTCGAAATATAATCCATGTATGAATACCTTACAAGATCTAAATTTTCAGGTATGTCTAAATTATTAAACACATTACCTATCTTGGCTAGATTAAAGACTAAACTATTAAGACTACTCATTTCCTCCCTCCTTTCCTATTTACATATTTATTTTTACTCTTACTTTTTTTAACTTCTATTAATTCTTCAATAAATTTGATATATTTTTCATCATTTGAAACTCTTGCATGACTTTTAAGCACATACAAGTTATTTGTTTTAGGTTTTCTTTTGTAAATTACATTTTTTATTACTATTTCTGCAATAGTTCTAGAATTTAAATGAGAGTGTCCATTTTCCCACTCTTTTTTCGTATTATATACAATAAATCCAATCTTTTTATTGCTTTTAACTTTCAATATAATAAATTCTTTATTTTGGTATATTTTTTCCGACTCGGTATAATTTGTCTTATTCCAGTTCGGTTTTTCTTTCATTAAACTTTCAGATTCCCATAACTCTTTAGGAACATCATAAACTTTTAAAACCTCATCAATAGGTTTATATTTTTTCATATTAAACACCTAGTTTTCGCCTATCCATAATTCTTATTATATTTTTTACTTCTATTTCAATTAACCTTCTAGATAACTCAGCTATTATATCTGGAGCATCATCATGAGGACTATAAGCTGTGCCTTGAAAGTCTAATATTTGTTGTGTAAAATCTTTATTATTGTTATTAAAAACTAATTGGCCATTGTTTACCTCTTCTATTATCGTTGAAATACGTTCATCTTTATTTTTTCTAGACATTTCATTAAGAATAATAATATTTCTACGTTTTAATTCATAATCTTTGTCAATCATTTCTGTAATAGTGGTAACATCGGCCCCTAAATATGTATTTTTTTCTATATATAGATGAGTTATATCTGTATATTCTTTTAAAAGGTCTATGACTGTTTGACAATACTGTTTATAACTCATTTTAGCTAATATCATTTTTCTTATATATTTAAAATCATTTTCTCCTAATGAACCTACAGCCATTGCAAAGAAGTCAGATCTTCTTGATTGTTCACCAGCAGGGTCCACACATAACATAGTTTTTAAGAATGTATGGTCCTCAATTTCTTCTTCTGCTTGAGTTCTTATAGCTTTGAACCATCTAACTCCTAGCGTGCTAGCATCATTCATTTTTTCTGACATAAATGATTTTCTATTAGTCCAATATTTAACTGCTATATCACTAAAGAAATCCCATTTTTCTTCCCATAGTAATGGATATTTCATTTCATCTATATGTTTTTCATAAAATTTTCTAGCCTGTATTTGAGGATCTTCTATTTTATCATCAAAATAAATTTTCTTACATTCAAGCCATAAATCACTTTCAAATATATCATCTATTGTTTGGCCATCTTCTAATAAAACAGCCCTATTAATAATAGTATGATAATCTCTATTTCTGCTAAGTTTACTTATTAAGCAATCAATGTGTAAAACTGTTCCTATACTTACAAACTTAGTTGCTGCTTTAACTTTTTTACCTTTTCTAAATACTGCAGTATCTCCAACTTCCTCTACTTCTTTACACCATCTATTCCATTTCTTTTCTCTAGCATCTTCAGTTATAACATCAACTTCGGATTGATAGTCATCGGCAATAACTACCGTGGGTCTTACACCTCCCCAGTTAGCACCACGGACAGAAGTAGTTGAACCTACTGCTCTTATATATGTATCATTGGTAAACTCAATTTCGCCTGAGTTAACTTTGTAATAATCCTTTGAATTAGGCTTTTTCCCTTTTAAATCTATTAAGTTTCCAAATACATCTTTTATAAGTTCATTTTCTAAGAATTCTTTTTTTATAGAATTTAAGAATTGCTCGGCATCATCTGCAGTTTTTGCTCCTAAAAGAGTAAATTTTGATTTTTTATAGCAATGTAGCCATATTGCAAGTGTCTTATCGCATATCGTTGACTTAGCAAGTCCCCTAGGCTCTACTATATTAAGCTTATCGTATAAATCTTGTACAAAAGCCTCAGAAAGAACTCTCCATATCTTATAATGTTCTTCGCATAATTCCCTTGCACTGTTGTCATCACTTGGTACGAAAGTTGTTCTAAGAAAATATAAACTAAAAAAAGTTATATCCTTTTCTCCAATCACCTTTGCAACTTCATTAGGAAGATATTTTTTTCTGATATTATTTTGATTTTTAGGAAAATATTTCTTTAAATACTTATCAATCAAGTATATAGAGTATTTATTATCATCAGCAAACTCTATATCATCAAAATAAATCATCTAATCACTCCCTTCTGAATTTATTTACATAAAAAAGAGCAGCTAATTAATAACTACTCTTTTGTATTTTTCTTTTTAACATATTTTTTCTTCTTTGATTTATTTTTCTTCTTAGGAAAAGTCTTTTCTAGTTTGCTTTTAGTCATTGCTCTACCATTTAGGTAACAAATAACTTCTTCTTTTTCTTGTTTACTCTTTTTAACGATATTGTGAGACGTTTTTCCATTGATAAATTTATTCATAACCCCAAAATTTCTAGAGTTTTTATCTTTTTCAACATTTAAATAAGCTAATTCATATAATTTCATAGACATTCTCCCTTTAAATTTAATGGCTGGCTTAGTGAGATTCGAACTCACAACAAACCATGGTCCGTAGCCATGTGCTCTATCCGTTGAGCTATAAGCCAATATTCTATTTAGAAGGCTCGAGATTAAAGCCTTCTGTAGACACCTTTCACGGCATTATTTATTCTCCGTTTATCCACGCATCTAATACGTATTGTCTATGACTGCTTATATGTTTTTTACAGTGCCACAAAAGCAATACGGTGCACTCTTTTACAATACTACTCAATACTTCATATTCTGTCTGCCTTGCGAGCAATAAAGGTTAGCAAAACCACCATGCAACTTCATATCAAACACTTTACCCTTGGGAGGTATCATGCACTAGATTATATACATGTAAGGTATATTCTAGTATTAAGCCACTTTCATATTGTAAGGGAACAGACTTTTCCTTTTGTTTTATTTTGAATTTGTTGAGAAAAAAGGATTTGAACCTTTAACGCATTGATTAACCATTCAATCGCTCTACCACTTGAGCTATTTCCCTAGTGTTGACAGATGTTGTGCTGTTCCTAAAGCTTTGTTCCCTTTTGAGCAACAAAATACTTTACAACATCAATGTGTTTCATTGGATTCTTACTCCACGTTGTTAATAGATACTACAACTCGTCCACTGTTTCACTATTAACAATGGTTAGCGCCCTTTATTTCCAGTATCGGACTACCTAACCTCCTGATTATATCTCGTTATATCACCAATTTGGCTTGAGGTAAATTATTTGGTGCCACCCAAAAATCCTCATTATACAGTTTGCCTTCTGAGGACTGTCCCTCTTGGCTTACATAACTATCTCCACTTCTGAAGACTTGGATATTCAGTTTTGCTTAGATGGACTACCACTGTAGCGACATGTAGTCAGCATGCCTTTACACTGCTCACACAATGCTATCCTAAAGATACTAAGCTACCTAAAATAGATTTAGATTTATTTTTTAAAACACATACATGGCTGGGCGTAATAGATTCGAACTATTATTCCAGGAATCAAAATCCTGTGTCCTACCTTTGAACGAACACCCAATATTTAACTGATAATTATATTCTAATCTCCCAACAATACTTTTTCAATCGGAACATATTCCTAATAAAAAAAGCCAGATTTCTCTGACTTTTAAAATGTATTATTTATTTTCTTATTGATATTCTTTCATTCTTCTAATTAGTGTAGCTTTGCTTATTCCTGTTACTTCTGTAACTTGCTTATAACTCATGCCACTTTGCTTTAGATCAATGGCATGCTTAATTTGTTTGTTTGAATACTTTTGCGGTCTACCTTCTGTAAAATCTTCTCTTTGTTTTGCTATCGCCTTACCTTCTTTTGTTCTTTCAACTATCATATCTCTTTCAAATTCAGCAAATGCAAGGAAAATAGTTCTTGTTAATTTTCCATTAGGTGTATTATCCATTAATCCTAAGTTTACTATATGAACTTTTATATCTTGTTCTAGTAACTTATCTATTATGCTTAATCCGTGTATTGTACTTCTAGCAAATCTGTCTAATTTAGTTACTACTAATGTGTCTCCTGGTTTTAATTGTTTAAGAAGTTTATCGAAATTTTTTCTATCTTCTTGTTTCTTTGTTCCAGTAAAAGAATCAACTACGATATTTTCTTTTAAACATCCATTTGCTAATAGTATTTCTGTTTGGCCTTCTAATGAGTTACCATCTTTCTTTTGTGAATAAGTACTAACTCTTGCATATCCGTATTTCATATTTACAACCCCCTATGATTATCTTTTATACTTATATTGTATCATAAGTCTTAAGAATTGTAAACCTAATTATAAAAATTTAACTTTTATTTTTAACGTTTAAATATACGCAAATGTATATCCATAAGTTGTTTTTTGTTTTCCTTGTAACACTTTTTCTATGCTTTTTCTTGGAATATCAAGTTTTTTTGCACAAACTCCTATTCCTTCAATAATTTCTTCTGAATTATCTTTTATGTTTATTGCTTTAATAGTTTTCTTAGGAGTAACTTTTTTACTATATTTAGCTTTTATTGCTAATATAGAAGTATAATCATTAGTTTTTATATGTGGAATTAACTGTTGTTTTGCATCTATAGCATCTTTTTCTGTTTTAAAATGACCTATTGGTATCTGTTCGCCATTAAAATTTATTCTTAAAAACCAACTTTTCCTTTTAATATCATAATTAACTCCTTTTTCTTTGCTCTTATACATATTTTTATTTCTTATTTTTCTTAGCTTTTTACATTGTTCTTGTAATCCTTCTCTTTCACACATTTTTTCAAGTGTATATCTCGAATGTCCAGTAAAATTTTCCATATCTATAAACGTTTCGATACCTTTTTCCATTCCTTTTAAAAATTTTTGTTTCATTCGAGTATTTTTCACATCTTTAAAAACTTTACCATAATCTTTTATTTTTTCTTTGTAAAAAATAGTTCTAATGCTATTTTCTGCAAGATTATATTTATTACAAAGTTCTTCTAAAGAATAATTATAAGAATATAAATCCTCTATAATTTTTTTATTTCTACACTCTATAAAATTTAATTGTTTGATTTTTTCATTTAAATCGGATCTCACATCTATCCAAGAGTCAAGATTTTTAATGCTATAAATGATATTTTCTCTAACTCCAGTTAATTTAGATATTTTCTTTATAGAGATTGGATTATTTTCTAGCACTGACAACATTTCCTTAACCTTAGCAATTTGATGCTCTGTATAATCACTTCTTTCTCTATTTACTTTCTTTAAATTTTCTAATCTTTTCTTTCGTATTTCCTCTGGAATCTCATTTAAAAAATAGTCTCCACCTTCTGTCATATTAAATCCATTATTATAAGTATCATATTTTTTTATATAATACTTTTCTAAATCATTTAAAATGTCAAGTTCATCACAATAATGTATAGCTTTAAACTTAAAAGCATCTTCTCCATATTTATTCCAACTTCTTTGAAGATATTCATTGTCATGATTTCCTCTGTTCAAAGCACTTATATGACTTTTCCATCTTTTTTCAAAATCTTGAATTGTTTGCCCTATATACATATCGCCTGTTACTACATTTGTTATTGAGTAAATTCCAAAATACATTCTATCTCACCTCTTAATTATATTATATCACAAACTTATATCAGTTACAATCAGTTGTAATCAGTTGTAATATATTTTATAATTAACTCGAGGTGATTATTTTGGCAAGAAAAGATTTAAAAAACAGAGTTCCAATTGGTTCCGCTATTGATAAAGAGTTGTATCAATGGCTTAAAGAATATTCTAACCAATCATCTGTTCCAATATCTAAACTTTTAGATAAAGCTATTCAACTTCTTAAAGAGTCTACTGTTAAGTAGGCTTTTTATTTTTTCTCAAGTTTCCAAAAAATTTTTTGTAGGATTTTTTTGAGGTTTCATTTTCCCCTCAAGTCTCATTTTTTGCTGAGCAGTTCTCTGTGGCTTGGTGCACGCGTTGAAAATACTGGGGTATAGAATGCACCGCCCCCTTACCTGGAGTACCCTGCCCCACCGAAAGGCCACTGTTTTACCTGGTTACTTATGACACTAAGTTATAAGACAAGTAAACATATTGATAGCACTTACTGTGTCAAAATGTATCATAACTTATAAGTATTGATACCTTATAGAGTACTATTAATGCTGTTGTCTTTTACTATACTGGTCTTGCTGTTCACTCTATTGTCTTATACCCTCTGTGTGCCCTTCTAAGAAGTTATACTTTGTCTTGCTTGTCCTCATTCTATTGGTAATATATTCCTTGTCTTAATAGTTGTTATAGCTTAATACTATTAAAATGACTATTCCAACAGATTTTCAACAGCGACACCTCTTAAATACGGACCGCGATAAGCGCCCACATATAATCCCCTACGATATTTCACTATCTTTTATATCTATTACATTCCCTTCTATAACATCTGAATCATTAAAGTCATCCCAAGAAGGTTCATTATTATTTTCTTTTTCAGTTTCAGGAGTAATAACTGTTTTAGTTTCCACTTTTGAAATTGGAGCTCCAGCTAATCTATTAAGTAAGTATATGCTTGCATCTAGTCTAACCTTCTCACTCTTAGCTGACTTAGATAAATCAAGAATATTTTGTAAAAGTTGATTAGAGAATTTCATTATACGATTGTCAACTTTATTTTTAGCAACTTCATATTGTCTATCAAGTTCTTCCATAAATTCAGGTCTTTTTTTCCAGCGCATTATAGTTTTTTCACAAACATCTAATTGGTCAGCTACTTCTCTATTAGTTGCGCCATATACTAATAATTCTGCTGCTATTAATTGGTCTTCTGTTAACTTAGAATCTTTTTCTCGTGGCATCAATTATCCCTCCTTCCTTTTTATTTCTTCTCTTAAGTGATAATATAAAATTTTATGGACCATTGAAGGTGATTCTTTTCTATCACATGCAATAATATGAAGATTATCGAATTTGGCCATTAATGAAATTACCATAGCCGCGCTAGCGTTAGGATGAACTTTACTTATATATTCACCTTTTAGGAGTTTGATATAATAATCCTTGTCTTGTATAAGCAAGAACAATTTAACTCCTGCTTCTTTTGCTCTTTTTAGTTCCCTTATAAAACGGTTATCTTTATTTTCGTCTTTTACTGGATCCATTAAGTTTCCTAGCAGTTCATCTAATCCTGCTTTTCTTTCTATTAAAATATTAGGTATATATTCTCCTTGATATCTAATAGCATAATCTCCAGTATTTAATTTTTCTCTAGTAGCTTTTATTCCGTTTTTTATAAGAGTATCCTGGATTAATGTATCTTGTTCCCTTGTATCACATATAATTTCATAATCTTCATTTTTTATTTTCATATTATCCCCTTCTATAAGCTAAACATATTGAATTTGCAACATTTATAGAGGTTTATGCCGTAGGCAATTAAGAGAAATTCTGTTCTGTATATAATATATAACTAACAAACTCTAAAAATAGGTTCTAAATGTTGATATTACTTAATTTGTCCTTCTCGTAAAAAGTTTACTTTTTGCCGTTTTTTCCACGTAAAAAGTTTACTTTTTTATTTTAAAGGCCTAATTTTAAGCATTAAAAAAAAGCCATGAAAGAGTTTTTCTATTCTCTTCTAGGCTATTCCCTCCCCATATTACAGCTGGGTTAATTACATAATAGTCTTTTATTCCGTATCCATTAGCAACCTTCACATAAGAAATAAGATAGTATTTTCGCCCATCTATTTTTATATAGAATTTTTTTAAACTTTCTCTAAATTTATAAACACTTTGCTTACTAGTTGAAATTCCTAATAATTTGCAAATTTCTTCTGAATTTAGTTTTTTAAGCCTTGTAAAATCACTTTCTAATGGATTTCTACATAATATATTAAGTTCAAAATTCATAAACGGAATAAGTTGATATATATAACTAAGTGTTTTATGTTGTCTAGGTGTGCAATTCTCATAAATGTGTCTAGTTGTTGAAATAAAAACTCTTGTAAAAGATTTGTCATTATCACGTTTACCTTTACTAAAATATTTCGGATCTATATAAAATTTATTATTAACCTCATAAATAATATTATTTTCTTTCATTTGGGCCAAGAATAAATCAAATACCGTTACACTTAGTTTTAGTAGTTTTCTCATTTCTTCTCTAGTCATAGCATGAATAACTTTGCTTTTTCCATATTTTATAAGTAAATTTGCTTGTCTGTCATTATAGTCTAAATAAGTAGCTAAATAAATCAATCTGGCTATATTAGGTCTATCTATATTTAAATTATAAAATAACAGTTTACTATTTACATAAAACATATGAACAAAGCCTCCTTGCTTGTTGCAATACTTCTTTAAATCATTTTTTCTATTAATTAATCTTTTCTGTTTCGGAGTTAATTTTTTAGATTGTTTCTGAATAACTAACTCTTCATCATTTTCTATTTTAAAATTATCTAGGAGATCTTCTGTTTCTGAGTTTACTATTAAAACATCTTTCATTTCACATATCTCCTTTTTCAAAATAAAAAGACAGTCCTGAAAAGACTGCCTTTACTTTGATACAATTAATGCATCTTAATATAATTATAACATACTTTTTTAAAGTTTTAAATGAATTTTAAATACAATTATTTTTCATCAAAATTAACTAATTCAATTTCTGCTTCTTCTAGTATTTCACTTGATAATTCATCAGGATAATCTCCTAAATAAACTATTTTTTCTATTCCTGCATTTATACACATCTTTGCACATAACACACAAGGTTTTGTAGTTACATACAATGTTGAATGATTTATGTTAACTCCATTATATGCTGCTTGAATTATAGCATTTTGTTCAGCATGTAAAGCTCTACAAAGTTCATGTCTTTGTCCTGAAGGAACTTTTAGTTGTTCTCTTTTGCATCCTATTTCTTCACAATGTTTTAATTTTTTAGGTGCTCCATTATAACCAGTCGCTAGAATTTGTTTATCTTTTACAATAACTGCTCCTACTTGTCTTCTAATACATGTTGAACGTTTCTTTACTATTTCAGCAATTTCCATAAAATACTCATCCCATGTCGGTCTCATAATTATTTTACTCCTTTATATCTTATACATTCTTTATTACCTTCTGGACAATATCCTAATTTTGTACATTGAGGTACTAGATAAGGTTTATATCTAGGTTCTACCTCTACTACTTGATTTACCATTCTTTGTACTATATTTCTAATAGGTAACTCTGCCCTTGTGCATAATCTTACGTTTGCTAGATGTATAAGACATTCTAAGTTTACTGCTATATTACAACTAGTTGCTATTCCTATAGGTAAAACTGTTCTTGCTATTTCATTTGCTTTTTCACCCTTTATTCCTCCATCCTCAAGATAAGTTTGAATATAGTTATAAGTTGCATTTGCTATATTTTCCATATCTTTTATTGCTTTTATTGTATGAGAATTTTGCACTATTTCAGTTGATGCATATAAACTTACCTTTCCGTCTTTATTGCAATATCTAAGGCTTTGCACATTTGTAACAAATCCTTGTGTATGTCTTACAAGTTGGTCTGCAGTCGAACGTGGTATATTTTTTAATTCAAATACCATATATAAGTGTCTACTTCCACTTAGATGTCCACTTTCTAAGCAATGTTCTCCTACTTTTTCTGCTTTTTCTTTTGGAGTATCATAACACACTTTACTAAATTCTCCATGTCTTTTTACAAAGTTTTTTACTTCTTCTCCATTGACTAATTTTATATCAAAATCTTTTAGTGTGAACATATTATTTTTCCTCCCATTCTTCTAATTCTTTTCTCAAATGATTTAATTTTGCCCATGCATAGTTAAATTTTTCTGTTCTTTCAAATACATAATTTCCTTGATAATCTCTTGTGAATTTAATTTTTAACCATGATAAAGCTAATGCTAAATATGTACTTTTTACAATTTTCTTTTCCTTTGTATCTACAGGTTTAGTTTGTTTTATAGGTCCTTGGCCATTAAGTTGTCTACATTTCTTTTCATCAGGATCTAAAAACATACATAAGTCATTAATTTTAGAACATTTTATTTCCTTCCCCATTTTTGTTGCATGTTTGCATTTCATAAATTTTAACTTCCTCCCTCATTTTGCCTTTGGTTAAACAGCCACAATCTTTGCATTGACTGACTACTCCATAATCTATTTCTAAGAAGAACACCATACCCCCACAAAGAGGGCAGGCATTCTCTTTTCCTCCTAAGATTTTCTTCATATTTTCACCTTACATATATAACTTACTTACTATCCATGCCCCAATAACAATTATAATTATTGCATCTGCTATTGCTCTATTCATCTTTTTCCCTTTCTATTTCCCAATCTTCTGGAAAAGTAGCTGAATCACATGGGCAAGCTATCAATCCTAAAATATCCAATATTTTGCATCCTTCACAATCTTCATTGCTAATACATTCTTTTTTTATTGTTAGTAATGCTTTTTTTATTAATTCTTCTTTCATTATTTCCCCTCCAATAACTCTGAATTTTCAAATTTATTTCCTATTACTTTATTAACACAAGTGCTATATCTAGGTTTTAATCTTATATAATCAGGATATTTATATTTTGATCCATCTTTTTTAATATTAGTTAATTCAGTATGAATATACCAACCAACATCAAACCAAACTACTTCACCTATATAAACATTTTGACCTCTCTGACTTTCAACTATATCCCCTTCATAAATTTCTTTTCCAGTTATATCTTTATTATTGGTATATTGCATTACTACATAATTATCATATTCTAAAACATCTTTAAAACTTTCTTCAAAACAACCACCATTATTAATCATAAAGTCATATGTATTCTGTACATCATAATACATTTTATTTTCTTCTTTATCCCATGCTCTAAACTTAATTTTTCTATTCATATCGTTCCTCCAATATTTTTTTATTTTCTTCAAATACATTCCCAATTACTTTATTTTCAACAGTAGAAAATCTAGGTATAAGTCTTGTGTGATTACCTTTATTTGTCTTAATATACCAAGATGCCTTATAATAAGTAACTACTCCGATTGTATGATTTAATTCTCTAGTTGTTTCTACTATGTCACCTTCATATATTTCTTTCCCGTTAACATCTTCTTCACCTGTATATTCTCCGATGCTTTTTTCATCTACTTCAAAGAATCCGCGTGAGTTATGTACTAAATATTTTTCTAGATCATCGTTATATTCTGCTCCGAATCCTTTTATCCATTGTCCTTCATCTAAAGAATAGCCTCTTACTTTCATTTCTCTCATTGTTTTCCCCTTTAATAATACTCGGTTTCTAATTCAAATCTATACTTTTGTTTTGCATTTGGATATTTTTCTTTATCCACTTCACTCATAAACATATCATATGGTCTTGCATATATTTGATAATCATCATATAAAGCCATGTATATAACTAATTTTGTATCTGCATACATTTTAGGATGTACTCTAGTGCCATCTGGAAGTCTATAAGTTGGAATGTTTTCCAGCTTAGGGTCTGCACATTCTGTATATCTTGCCATAACTGGATACCAAGTTATTTTTTTATAATCTCGTAATTCTCCAGAACTCTTTGGAGTTGAAATAGCTAATACAATATACTCTTTTCCTTTAAAATGTTGGTATATCGCTGGATATACCAATTTTCTTTCTTCCATCAATAGTCCCCCTTATCATGTTCTTCTATATCTTTTATTGCACATTCGATAGCCTCCATAGGTTCTAACTTGTAAGCTATCATGTAGATTCTAGCCAGTTCTACAATTTCATTCACTCTGCTTAATAGCAAAGCTTATCACCCCCTTTTTAGTCCTTGTAATTCTTCTTTGTTCATATTTCCTCCTTGTATTCAACAATTTTAGTATTTTGTCTTAGATTTAAGCATCTTTTTTCAGCATCTTCTATTAATCTGTCTTTATACTTTTCTGCACATTTCAAACTGCAAGTTTGTTTTAAAAACTTTTCTCCAGGAATGTCAATCGTATAATGTTTTTGCTTTCTGCAGTCGTAAACTTTCCCGCAATATTCACATTTATATGTATAATCGTCCATACTATCCTCCCTTATGCAGTTATTCCTAATTCGATTAATTCTTTTTTAGCTTTATTCAATCTTGCTCGTATTGTTTCTTTACTAACTCCAATTTTATTACCTATTTTTTCATACGTATAACCTTCTGCACGTTTTAAAGTGATATACTTTATATTTTTTATCTTCATCTTTCCAAGTATATTTAATATTTCATCTCTATTTACTAAAGAAGAATAAGCATCTTTCGTATCCATTAAAATATCTTTGTGAGTTTTTATATATTCATCTATTGAATTTTTACAAACATAGTTTATTTTTCTTTTATGATTGTTTTTCTTTCTTACATAGCTATTTATTTCAAATTTTATGCATGTATAAGCATATGTACTAAATTTAGCACCTTTACTTGGATTAAATGTATTAATAGCTTTTGCTAATCCAATCATACCTTCTTCTATGTAGTTTTCTCTATCGCTTTCTGTAGTTTTTTCATAAGTAAATTCTTTGTTTACAACTAAATAAACTAATCCTAAATTTTCTTCTGCTAATTTGTTTTTTTCTTCACTTGTCATTTTATTTTTCCTCATAAAAAGTTATATTTTTTAATACTATATCGAATGTTCCATTTTCATTTTTTCTAAAGCTGTATTTCATTGGATCTTCAAAATCTGTTAACTTTCCTTTTATACTAAAGCCAGTATCAGTTTTTATATTTCTGTTTTTAAGTTTCTTTTCAATCCATTTCTTGTCTATTTCAAAGTTTTCAGTTAAACCTCTATCCTCCATATGTTCATTAAAGCTTTCTTGTAATTCTTTATCTTGAATACTATTTTCAGCAAATTTTTTAACATCTACAGTTTCTTTTTCTTTTAAAGTATAATTAAGCATACTTCTTATATCTTCGGCCATTTTCATATCTTCTGATATTGCATTTGTTATCCAGTTGTCTGCAGTTTTCTTAAATACTTTTGTTTTATATTTATCATCTTCTATCTTTTCAGCATTTAGAAACTCTGTTAAAAATTTAGTTTCTAGTTGGTCCTTTTCTGCATCTTTGTCTAATAATCTAAAGTGATAATAATCGTTCACTCCATTAGGTCCAACTATTACACATTGTTTTTGTCGACCTGTTTCAGGTATGCCTATCTCATTTGATGCTATTTGTATGTTGAATTTATCTTCTACATATTCTATTGAATGAGTGTAAAGTTTTTTATAATCAAGTTTTATAATTGCTACATTTTTTTCATCTTTAACACTGTATAAACATATTGCTAAATCACAAGAATCTATTTCACCATTTCGTTGCATTACTTCAAATAAATATGCTGCTATCTCTTTTGAATTTGGTAGGAATGTCTTTTCATCGTAGATTATTTGTTCACAACAATTTTTTACAATATTATCGTTGTAATCTTTGAATTTTGCTTTTCTTAGATCATCATCTTTTAAAACTCTAGTTATTATCTTTTGAAAAAACTTATCTACTTCTAAACTATTTTTACATTCATAGTCATTTAATATTGGAGCATCACTATTTGTATCTAGTACATGTATTATTGTTTTATGTATTATCATTTTTCTTCCCCTTTCAATGCATCTTGGCCAAATAAAGCCACCGCCATTTTTTCGATTATTTTCTTTTTAATGTAATGTACATTTGCTATTGTACAATCAAACTCCTCGGCAATATCTTTAAGAGTTTTTTCTTCAAAGTAAATATATTTAAATATCTTTCTTTGTTTTTCACTCATGCTTTTAAACACTTCTGATATCACCTTTCTGTTTTTTTTATGTTCAAATATATCTCCCTCAACTTTTGCAATTAAATCATCTATTCTTATAACTTCATTTTCTATAGGTCTATTAATTGCATGAGTTGGAGAAGATTTAACCATATCATTACAAACTGCCTTTATCGCCCCCCTATCTCCGTCCTTTATCTTTTTTATATGTTCTTCCTTTTGCTGTATATAGATAGTTATAAATTTCATGTTTTTTAAAATCATTTCTGTTTCTTCCATAACATCTTTATTCAAACATTCCACCTCATTATTTTTATATTGTAGATAAAATAATTTTATTGAATGTTTATAGCATTTTCTTGAACTCCCAACCTCTTTCGATTAACTTTGCTATATGTTTTATTCGACCTTCTTCTAAGAGATTAATTAACCCCATTTTGTCTAAAAGCCCTAAAGATGCTTGAATCATATCAAAGAATTCTTCGATTATATGTTCTTTTTCTTCATTTGTTCCACTTTCTGCTTCGAATTTTGCTACCGCTCCAATAAATTCAGCTTGTTCTTCTGTTACTTTCATCATTTGTTCTATAGTAGAAAGATGATTTTCAGCTAGAAGAGGCATTATATATTTGTTGTATTCTATTTTTTTGTACTCTTCTTTATAACACTCATCGCATATTCCAAAGAAGTCTCCAACAGTTTGAGGATCTTCATATTCTCTATTGCATTCTTTGCACTTCTTCATAATCAACCTCCCAGTCTAAAAAGTAATTTAAACAATCTTTGCAACTTTTAAATTTTGTACAATTTTTTATATAAAAATCACTTTTACATAAGTCTATTTGTATTAAATCAGTTATAACATCACAAGAGCTTTTTAAGTTTTCAACTAAATATTTAAATACCTGGTCTTTATCACTCTCTATTCTGCCTTTACTCATAAGAGCTACGTATTGAAAAACTTTCACTTTATCACCATCCTCTAACTCCAGCATATTGAACTTCTTTCGTCTTTAACTCTTTTAAATATGCATCTAGCTCATTTGGATTAAGTTTATAAACTTTAATTGTATTTCCATTAGTTTTTTCTAATTTTTGTACTTTTGGTACAAATGCATTTTTAATATTTTTACTTGTTCTTAAGCATCCACAACTTTTTACTTTCTTTTTTAGTAAACTGGATCTAACTACTAATTTTTCATTTCCACACTCACATTTACATAAGTAATAATCGTATTTTATTTTTCCTCTATTTCTTTTTCCAGCATACTCTACAACTGTAAGCTTTCCTATTTTCTTTCCTACTAAATCTTGTTTGTCAACTTTTTCAAAAGGTCTTCCCATTATATTAACCCCCTTCAAGATTTTACTATTTTTTATTTTCTATTTTCTTTATATATTTTTTTACAAAGGAAACAGGTCTGTTTATGTTGTAAGCTATTTCTAATGCACTATAACCTTTTTTATACAATCTTTTTAACTTTCTTATTTCTAAATCAGTTGCTATTTTGCCTCCCATATTCATCACCTTTTCATAGCCCCAGGAGGTTTTACGCCTCCTAGGATATTTATTAGTTAATTTTCTTCTTTTAAAGGTATAATTCTTATTTCTTTTAAAATTGAATCATACTCTACTGTCAGAAGAGTTTCTCTATTTATGTGTAACAATCTTCTTAATTCTGCAGGTATAGATACTCTTCCTAATTTATCTATCTTTCTTATATTTCCTACTCTTTCTTTCATAGTTACTCCTTGTCTTTTAATAACTCTGCAAGCTTTTCTATTGCACCTTTTAAAGCTTCTTCTATGTTTGTTTCTTCTGTTTCAGTATGTGATTTGATTTTTATATCTTTACTTCTTAGTTGTATTATTTTTTCTATTGATGTAGTTAAGATTTTTAATAATTTTGTTTCACTTATATCACATTCATCTGCCATTCCTTTTAGAACTCCATAGTTTAAATATGCTAGTTCAGTCAACATTTTTGCTCTGTCTTCACCTTTTATGTTTACCTCTACTTTTCCATTATTTACGATTGCTTTTATCATCTTTTACCCCCTAAAATATAATTTCTGTGCTTTTTTCTGCTATTAAAACAGGTATTCCAGTAGCTTCTTCTACCTTTTCTTTCATTATTTGACTATCTCCGTGTTTGTCACTTAAATGTAATAACATCAAATTTCTTGTCTTACTTAAATCACTAGCTTTTAGAAAGTCAATTACATTTTCAAGTTCAAAATGTGATTCTTTTATACGAGCACTTAAACTTGTTTCTATGCAGTATTCTTCTAAATTTTCTTTGATATAGTTACATTCAACCAAGATACTATTTACATTCTTGAAGTTGTATTCACAGTAGCAAGTATCAGTTATAAATAACAAAGTTCCTATGTCCTGATGTTTTATAAGAAATCCTAAAGGTTCTTCTGCATCGTGAAGAACATCAAACGGTAAAATAGTAAAATTTCCTATTTGTTGCCTTTTGTTAGCTTTTACTATTTTAGTCCTATAGTTTTTTATGTTTAACTTTTCAAAAGTCCCCTTAGCTGAATATACATCTATTCCATTTTCTGTTAAGTCTTTAATTGATTTAGAGTGATCTTTATGTTCATGAGTAACTAAACATCCAACAACTTTGTCAATTTTGTAATTAAGACCTTTTAAAATTTCTTTATATTTGATACCTGCTTCAATTATTAGAGTTTCATCAGGAGTAATAAGTAAATAGCAATTACCCCTGCTCCCACTTGCTAAAACTTTTAAAACGGACAATCTTCTTCCTCTTGAGTTTCTTCTACAACTTCAGCATCTATTTTCGTATCTTCATCAATTATTTCTGCTTCCATTTGCTCTACTTCATCTATATCTATTGTTTTTTTATTAGCTTTTTCTGTTATTTCACTTTCAAAAGCTTCATTTTGGAATGTCACAACATCTTCATCATCTGAATAAGGGCTTCTATTAAATGCACTTGCAAATAACTCACTATCATCTGATGTATTTATATATAATTTACAAGCTCTATTTATAACAGTTCTTTTAGCCATTTGATCTGGGAAATTTATATGTGAAGGACTTTTACCTTTTGTTGGTCCTTGCGCCCATGATGTTTTTATTTGTGCCATACTCATATATTCCGTATGTAAAACCCCTTCTTCTCCTATAACAACAGCAAATGCTCCTATTATCTTTGAGTTATCTATATTTTTTAAATCAGGTTTATAATCTATTACATTTATATTTCCATTTTTATACTCAAACTCAACTTCATCACCTTCATAGATACAATAAGCTTTCACATCTTTTATATATTTACTTCTTTTCGCTGCAGCTATAGTTCCCATATAGCTTTTAGTTAGTTGGAGTTTATTTCCATGTGGAATAAAGTAACATTGCTTTTTCGAAGGACTTAATCCTTGAATAATCATATCTAAAAGAGAATTTGCTATACTTACTTTTGTACAAGTTTCTAATACACATCTTTTATTTTTATCTTTTGTTTCTTGTAAGATTAGATAAGCTGATTTTAAAGCGTTTTGTGCTGCATAATTCTCTGGTATTACTAATTCTTTACTTGCTTGTAACTCTCTTACCCTTTCTAAAACTTCGTCTGTAACAGTTTTAGGTTTTTCTGCAATATTTTGAGATTGTTTAATTATTTGATTTTTCAATACTCGTCACTCTCCTAATCTAATAAAACTCCTGTTGCTAGTAACAATATGCGTTTAACTTTTTCTTTCCTTTGCTCTTCTGTCAGATAGTTATTTTTCTTAGTCAATCTATCTTGTTTATGTCTCTTAGCTTTTTCAAAATTAACCTTTCCTCTAACCGAAGATAATGTTCGTCCTAAATATCTTGCTATTTCTTCGTCAGGTATTACTGTATAATTTTCTTTTAAAAATTTTTCTTCTTCTGTGCTCCATTTCATTATTTACACCTATTCACTTATTTTTATTTCTTTATCTTCTGTAACTACTAACTTAATTAACTGTCCTCTTGTATCTGCTATTTTATTTACACATTCACTATTATCAATGAATATAGGTGCGACTAATTCGAAATACTCGGATAAAGTGTTTATTATATCTATACCAGCATTTATTTGACCTGCAGTATTTGCATTAGAAAATGGTACTCCATTTATAGTTGCCTCACAGGTTTCTGCAATAGCTCCGTTAACTTGAGTAGAGAATAATTTAAAGCTTACGTTCTTAAAATGCTTATTTATATTTTTTTCTAAAAGTTCTACTCTCTTAGTAATAAACTTTTCATATAGCATTATAAGACCTTCTTGTCTTGCTATTTCTACTCCGATTTGTTTTTCCTCTGCTTTTAGATCTTCTATTCTTTGATTTACTTTCTTGTTATTTTTAACTGCTCCTAATTGACTATATAACCCTTTTAGTTGTGTATTAATTTCTCCTTTTTCAATTAAAAGTCCTGATTTATCTGGATATGTATCATCTTCTTGTAAACTTTCTAAAAGCTTGTTGTTTTCTCTTTTAAGTTTTAATATTTTTTCTTTCGTTGCATCACTAGGCGTATAAGAAATACCTCCTATTTGGCTTTCTAGCTGATTTATTTTTTCTTTCTTGATGTTTATATTATTTTCTATCTCAGAAAGCTTTAAAGTATAATTTTCGATATCTTCTTGTATATCTTCTTGTTCTTTAACTTTTATTTTGCCTTTTTCTATTACTTCTTCTTTTCTTCTAGCTTTATCAAGATTGAAGTTTTTCTCTAATTCTGCTTGTTTTTCTTCTATGTCTGATTCATCAAAAGGTCGTTTACAAGTAGGGCACTCTGTTTTTATACTACTAAAATCAACTTTCTCAGCTTGAATTCCACTAAATTCTTCTCTTAATTTAGCAGCTTCATTTTTTAACATTTCAAACTTTCTAGTTAGTCCATCTATTTTATATTCACATTCATTTTTCTTTTGTTGTTGTGAATATAAATCTTTTTCTTCTTTTCTTCTTTCTTCTTCTAATATTCTTACTTTATTGTCATAACCTTTTCTGTCAGCTTGTCTTTCTTCTTCGATTAAGTTTTCATTTTCACTTATTTTTTTCATTACTTCATTTCTTTTAGCTAATAATTCTTTACTACTATTAGCTATATCGCTTATTTTATTGTCTATATCTTTTAACTTACTTTCTTTAAATGCTATTTCTTTTTCAACTTCTTTTACATCTAAATCAACTACTGTTTCCATTAATTCCTCGATTTTGTAAGGAATTGACTTTTTATTTTCTCTTAGTTTTTTAATGCTACCTTTTTTACTGTCTATTAGCTTTGATACATCTTCTTTTTCTAGATCTTGTTTTACTAAATTTAAATCTTTATCAGTTTTTACAACATCATATACTGATATATTCCCTCCAGCAACTTCTAAGATGACTTTTCTTTGTTCTTTCCAACTAAGAGAAGGAAAATGAAAAGGGTTAGTTAATAATTTAAATGTTTCTTCGTCTGCTATTTCATTTATTTGCTTGTTATAATCTGATTTTTTAACTGGAATATCATCAATTTCATATTTTGTTGTATTCCCATCAAATACTTTTTCGCTTTCTCCTCTTCTAGAGGTCCATTTTTCTTTATATTCTTTTGATAGTTTTACTTCTAATCCATCTACTTCTAAGATGCCTGTTACATGAGGATTTAAACCTCTTATATATTCGTTATTTTCATCTAAAGGTTTTAACTCAAATTTGCTATCTCCTTTACTGTTTTTATCGAATAATAACCATGTAAAAGCATCAAATATACTTGATTTTCCAGTTGCATTTTGGCCTGATATTGTTGTGATGTCTTTGAAATTTATGTCTAATTTTGATATGCCTTTAAAATTGCTTATTGATAGTTGTTTTAATTTTATCTCTTTCAT